TAATCCATATTAATACCAATACATCTTACAGCTAATATACCACCATAGTTAATAGTAGGATTTCTATTTATAATGAATGGTAATCCACCATCAGGATTATCTTTAATTAAACCATCTATGATATCATAGACAACCTGATCATTTCCAGTAACCTGAGCTTTATACCATTTCTTATAAGCTTCAGCATAGCTAAAGTTATAAGTTTTAACCAAGATATTAATTATTACCTGTTGTAATAATTCACATAATCCATGGAAAGGTAATTTAATTTGATCCGCCATAAGATAAGGATCTTGTCTTATTACCGATCTTGAACTAAATGAATATCTACCACCAATAGAGCTTCTTAAGTCACCTTTCTTCTTGGCTAAGATCTCTTTTAGCTCGTTGTATACAGTATTTAATTGATACTGAATATCATATAAAAGCTGATATTTTTCTTTTATTTTTCTATTTATATGAAGCTTATCGTTATTAACTTGATATACCAATGTAGCAAGCATATTAAACTGCTCATTACATGCTTCATATCTAAGAGAACCATTATCCAAACGAGAAGGTCTTAACAATGATGAATACACACTGATTGTATGGGTAAATGCAATATCCTTGTGTCTCATTATGTCATCATAGAAATGCTTTTTATTAGGAAATCTTGTAAGATAGAAATCCATAATTTCATCAAATCTATCATGAAATTCTATTAAACCTATACCTCTAAATGGTTCATCTTTTTTCTTTACTATTGTATTTTCTACAACAGCACCATTAGAATCTACAGTAACTTCAGGTTCTATAATTCTATTAAGCCTTGCAGGTCCAATAAAACCTTCAAGAGAACGATATATATTAGGATGAATAATCCAATATTTATCTTTTAATACAAGGTATCCTTTAATAGATACATCGTCATCCACAAAACGTACTCGTGTATTACAAGCATCACAAAGCTCACCGTGGTTGATTGAGCCTCTCTTCATACCGCACCTACAACGATAACGTCCATTAAATGAGTCTACATCGGATATTGAATTTGAACCATAACGACTAGAAAATATACCGTCTTGATTCTTGATATCCTTTTTAATACCTTTAGGAGCCGAAATAATAAAACCTCTGCCTGTTCTAATATTTTGCTCCCTTTGTTTATCAAGATCTAATCTCTCTAAACATGTTTCGTAATCAAATTTGTCATTATATGGATACTGCAGTCGTATATTAGGACCACCAGAATCCGTTTTATTTTGATTATACATAGACACATAACTCCTTTCATTAGTTTACTTAATTGTATTTGAATAAATTATTTCTAATTATTCCTATTTATAATATATTATTATTATGAATTTTGATCAAAAAATAATAGAGGGGTATGATTCCCCTCTATTTAAGTTATTTTATACAACACCTACTGTAACATTTTTAACAGTAAGTCTTTTTATTATTTCTTCCTTTGTCATTGCACCAAAATAACCAATATCTGCAATAATTTCTTTTGCTTTTTGTTTTGCATCTTCTTCGCTGTATACGTCTGTTACATTTATTTCATATGGCATCATTTCATCTTTGCCTTCATATAATTTAACTTTATAATTTATAATTAAATTCCAATGTGTTCTAAATATATGTATATCATCAGGATCACATGCTCCAGAACAAATACATTTATCTCCATCTAAAACCCAATACCACATTCCATTAGGTTTATTATAAATTTCTAACCATTTAGTTACAAATTCTTTTGGAGTGTTAAAAATATGATATGCATGAACTCCTTCACCTGTGAAATTATCGGTAAAATATTTATAAGGATTTTCATCTCCATCTACCGGATCAGTAAAAGCCATAATAATTTTACCATCAGTTTTAATATTAATTTCTTTCATTTTATTTACTCCTTTTTATAAATATTGTATTTCTACATATTTATATTATACAATTAAAAAATAAAATAAGTGCTAGAGGGTGGATCACTCCACCCTCTATTTATTATTCGCCAAATAATATTTTATTAGTTTTAGATTCTACATCATCTTCTTTAAATAAGACAATTTCAGGATATGTTTTAAGAGTTTCTTTTATATCAATTACTCTCTGATTTGTACTTCCAGCCCATGGATAATTTGCATCAAGTAACTCTATATCAAATCTTCCATCAACTAAAACATCCACTTCAGAAACAATTTTAGAAAGACTTTCTCTTTCCATAATTTCTTCTATAGTATATCCAGTATATAACCAGATTGTCTTATCAGGAAATTCTTCTCTTATCATATGAATAAGTTCATCAATTTCCTCTAAATTTGCAGGATGTAAAGGATCTCCACCTGTTAATGTGATACCGTCTATATAATCACGATCAAGGTATTTTCTGATTCTGTCCATTGCGGACTTATCAAATAATTCTCCTGATTTAAAATCATGCGTGTCTGGATTTTGACACCCTCTACAATTATGGCTACAGCCACTTACAAATAGTACAACTCTTAAACCTGTACCATTTTTCATATCATCATGAAATATACTATGATAATTCATATCATAATACCTCCTTTTACATGCTAACTCTTTCCTTGATTTCAATGAGTTTAGCTTTATTATATCTTGATTTTCCATTTACTTTGGTATATCCCAAATATCCGTTCATTCTATCTTCAATTGTAAGATTTTCTGAACCACAGCAAGTGCATTCTTCAGTCATATTAAGCTCTTCATGACCACAATCATCGCAATAAGATAACTGTTCATTTACACCCTCATAGAATCCTTTATCCATACCTCTACGAACTAAGATTTTCATAGCTTCTGTGTTATAGTTAATAGGATATCTACAATACTGAATTTTACCACCGTTAAACAAATTATAAAATCTTTCTTCATAATCTTGTTTCTCGATAGGTGTGATATTTTCCCATACACCACAATGGAATGAATTAGATACATATTCTCTACTAGAAACACCCTCGATTATACCATATTTATTTCTAAATTGTTCAATCTGAAGACCACAAAGTGATTCCGCAGGGGTTCCATAAATAGCATAAAGTATATTATCTTCTTCTTTAAAAGCAGCAACCTTATCATTAATATACTGCATTACTTCTAAAGCAAACTGTCCATCCTCACAGATAGATTTACCATTATAAAGAACTTGTAATTCATTTAAACCAGTAATACCAAAACTCATTGTCATTGGTCTTAATAATTCACCAATTTTTTCATTTGCTTTAAGATAACCATTTAACAAACCACCCTGCATAAACTGAATTGGGTTTGTACTAGCTTTCTTTTCTGATAAATAAGTAAAAGTTCTTTTATGTAAATTTCTAATAAGTTCGAGATAATAATCAAGCACTTCATAGAAATCTTTATTCTCTTCTCTTGATTTTGCTAATATCATACTTAAGTGAAGCGAGATAGCACCAAGATTGCATCTTCCTTCAAATATAGGCTTATCATTCTCATCAGCAGGTTTCATACCACCTTTAGCATACCAAGGAGATAAAGATGCACGACATCCCATAAGAGATATAACTTGTCCATATTTTTTATAAATAGAAGGAATATAACCCTCACCTGTGAGCGATAAGTAATCAGGATACATTGCTTTCTTTGAGCATTCTATTGCTTCATCAAACATGAACTCATATTCTTTTCCTTTACCATGAAGATTCTCATCATATAAGAATGTAAGTTTAGGGAATAATACAGCTTTCTTTCTACCTTTTCTTCCCTGACCGCCTTTACGAACTCTTAAAGCAGCTACTGACGCCATAACTCCCCAACGAGATGTATCAACGCCAAAGCTAATAGTAATAAAAGGATAATCTCCACGAGATGAACCTACAGTATTAAATGCCATTTCCCAAGATTGGAAACCTTGTTCAAAATCTCTATATACTTTTCTAGTGGCATATTTATCCATTTTCTTTTCTAAATGATGTGATAATTCTGCCCCATTTCCTTCGTATAATCCAAGATCAATTAATATCTTGAGATATTCTTTACAATATAATTCATAAGATTTTTCCGCATAATACGCAAGAATTGTATCTACTCTAGGTATTGTAAATCCACCATACTGCTGTGCAGCCGCTGACATAGTTACATCTGAAATAACGTCGAATGCAACATCAAGAGATTTAGGCTCTGTATACCATACATTACCCATTTCAAATCCACCACGAAGCACATTACCAATATCACAAAGACAGCAGTTGATAGAATCTAATCTATCTTTCATATCATGTATATAAATGTATCCATCATTAGCAGCTTGTACTTCATCAACAGTAAGAAAGAATTTCTTATATAATTTCTTATTAAGCTGACCATATACAAGTGATCTTTGAGTTGATGCCATGCTAGAATCTGTGTTAGCATTAGATACATCTCCTATATAACGAATGCTTTGTGATTTTCTATATACAGAATCCAATATTTCACAGAAGTCTACTTTATAATTTCTATATTCTCTATAGCTTCTTGCAATATCTGGATTGATTTGGTCTAAAGCATATTCTGCTATAGAATGCATAGATGCAATATTAATTTCGTTATCAAACAATATTGCTTTTTCTTTAGCTTTAGCTATAACAATCTTTTTAAGCTTTTCAATTTCTTCTTCAGTAAAAGAATGCATTACTCTTTCAGCAGATTTAGATACAGCTTTAATAACCTTATCTATATTGAATGGTTGTTTTGTTCCATCTTTTTTAATAATAGTAATATTATTCATTGATGCGTCCTCCATTTTAAAATATTTTCTTTTGAAATTTACTAAATTGTAGAGCTATAAAATTAATTGAAACCCAAAGTAGTTTATATAAATTTATCGCTTATATAAATTAGTATAATTATGTAAAGAGATAAATAAAGACGTAAACTTAAGCAATTTCTATATTTAAAATCATGCGACATTCTAGTAAAATTATTATGAAATTAAGATTCATAGGAGGTAATATATATGGCAACAAAACGTTCTAGCAAACAAATACAAAAGCCAGATGACGTAAAAGAGATACTGGAATTAACTCATGAAAAAGCATGTGAAAAATCTCTTATAATGGATTGGTTTGCTGATTATGGCGATGGTCCAAGATTTAATACTTATGATACCATAGATATCCCTAAGGGTTATTATGGTTCTTCTAAAAAGAATAAAAATTCATTTAAAACCACAATTGGTCTTTGGGTATTTAATAAAGCATTTATAGAACCATTTTCAAATATAATCGGATATGTAAATGAACCAATAACAGATGACGTTTATGGTGATATAAATTCTAAACTTTCTTATGCTCTTTTAGAAGAAAAGATTACAGTAGATCAATTAAAAGAATTTATAGTACAATCTCAAATATTAATGGGCTGCGCTTCTGCTATATGCCCATCACATACAATGGATATGTTATTATTTACAAATAAAGCAGAGCAGAAAAAGAAAGAGTTAGAAAAACAATATAAAGAAGGTATTGAAAATAAAGATCTTACAGCAATAAAAAATATAGAAAAAGAATTAATTAGTTTTGCTAAAGATGAATTAAAAGATTCAGAATCTGTAGATATGTATAATTCCGGTGCTCGTTCTTCATGGGGTAATAACTTTAAGAATATGTATCTTGTTAAGGGTTCAATTAGAAAAACCGATGGTTCATATGATTACGTTGGATCATCTTACATTTCTGGTTTAAAACCTAAAGATTTTGCTAAGACAAATGATGCCGCTGTAGGTGGTCCATATTCTAGATCACAGAAAACAAGATATGGTGGTTATGATGAGAAATTATTCACTCGTGCAACTCAGCATATTAAAGTAATACCTAATACAGATTGTGGTACTAATAGAACAATTAAAGTTACATTAAATAAGAAAAATATTAAAAACTGGATGTATTCATACTACATTAAATCAAATGGTAGTATTGAAGAAATTACTTCTGAAAATATGGCATCTCTCATAGGTAAAACTGTAAATATGAGATTTTCTTCTTTATGTAAAAGAACTAAAGATGGATGTATATGCGAAGCTTGTGCTGGTACTTTATTTAGACGTGCTGGTATTGAAAATGCTGGATTAACAAGTATGGTTATGATGAGTAGCGTTAAGAATCGTGCCATGAAAGCATTCCATGACTCTACACTAGAAATGATTTCTATTGATCCATATGAAGTATTTTCATTAAAATAATTATTATAAAAATACTACTAAACAAACAAATTATTAAATTTAGAGAATGTGGTCAAGCATTCTTAGAAATAATTTATTTTATTTTATGGAGGGATTTCCAATGATTAAGAAATTAATCGAAATTTTCAAATCTATTTTCTGTAAGCAGGATCATACAGAAAATACTGTAAAAGAAGATCCTAATGTAGTAACACTTGATGAAGTAGATACCATTGTAGAGGAATCCAAAGAAGAGTGTTGCTGTTGTAATGGAGAGTGTGAATGCACTTGTAAGGATGAAGAGGAAACAGATTCTACTTTAAATGGCACAGATGATAATCATCTTCTTTTAGAAGAAGAGGCTGTTAATGAAGAGCTACCTATTGAAGAAGAAGTAGTAGAAGATTGTAATGAGGGTGACACTGAAGAGGATTGTTATATAGATGATGGATGCTCTTTTGTAGAAAGCGAACTTGATCTTTGGGGTATTAGTGCTGATAGTCTTGGATACAACTGCATTACTGTAATTCCTACATTAGTTGAAAAGCATGAGAGCTATGATACTCTTATTAATGATCTTTCTAGCTTATTTGGTAGACCTAAGGGTGTTATTTCAACATCACTTAAAGCACTTATCACTAAAGCTGATTTTGCAGCATCTGGTTATGACGTGCTTGCAAAGATTAATAAAGAAGATTCATTTAAAGATAATGTAATGATTATCTATAATTGGATTAAAAGTATCTAAAAATACCATTTTTATATCTGACATTTTAATAAAGTCATAATTTTATTTATTAAAATGGAGGAGAATTAAAATGACGGAGCTATTAAAAAAATACGATAGAGCAATAGAAAATTGCAATAAACGGATGGCTAAAGAATTGTATGCTGTTGGATATTCTGTAATGGAAATATCTGAAAAATTGGATGTAGATCCTATTGAGGTTTATAATTCTATAACAAAAGGACGCAAATTCACTACTATTAAAGAAAGAGAAGAAATTCTTGAATTGCGTAGTAAAGGATATTCTATAAGTCTTATTAGTAAAATAATGCATAGAAGCAGAGCATGTATTAGAGAACGTATTAAATCTTCGGCAAAATGTACATGCTATTCAAATAAATTTACTGACGAGCAAGTTATAGAAATGAATGAAATGGATACTCGTGATAAAAGTATTGCTACTATTGCTAAAGAGTTAAATGTTAAATCAAACAATGTTAGGTTCCGTTTGCAACATACTAAAACTAAAAGAAAAATTAAACATCGAATAACTAAAACTGAAATAGAGCATTTTATAGAGCTATGGGAGCTTGGATATACAGTTCCAAAGATAGCAAAAGAGACCGGAAGATGCGCTAATTCAGTTAGAAATTATTTAAAAATTATAGGTTATTTTCCAACAAAGTAAAATATAACTTGTTAGCTATTTTTACACCTCCTTGATAAAGCCCGTAGGGTTAACGCCCTACGGGTAACAACATTCAAATTTTATTTAAATAATATAATATAATAATGTAATAAAAACTAAAGGAGATAAAATTATGAGAAAAATATTTAATCAAATCAAGTACAATGTTAAAAAACTTAAACCAAGCAATGTTGATATTGAACGTAATAAATGTACACATTATGAATACAGTGAATATGATGGTACTTGTTCAATATGTGGTATTAAAATTAATCTTAAGATTGATAGAGAAGATATGATAAAATCTTCTAATAATTTAATTAGCTATCTTGAAACACTTAAAATGATAGTTAATAATTATGGCAGTAAGAAAGAAATCAAAGCAGCACAAAAATATTTTGATATGATTCCATTGCTTTTACATATATCAAATCTTCATGATGTAGGTAATGAAATATATATGAGATATGAAGAAGTGGATGATTTACTTAATGATATAATCACTCAAAATTTAGAAGAAGAGGAATCTGATAATGAATAATGAATTTAAATACTATGAATCATCACAAAGAGGTGTATGGGAATACAATAACGATAAGTCATTTGCTGAAAATGGCACTATCGCTTTAATGTGTCCAGAATGTTTAAATGTAATAAGAATCTCAGTAGCGCATGATAATACAACTGAAGATATTTTAGACAAGTTAGATTATTTTTCTACTAGTGTATCATATCATGGAGCTTGTAAAAGATGTGGTAAACATTCATTGCAAATACCTTTAGATATCAATATAGCCCAAATAGTAGAAGTACTTAATTCTAAAGGTTATTATACTGCATTCTCATGTGAAGGTCATATAGAAAAAGATACATATGAAACTACATTAGAAATATTTTCTTATCCATATATTTACTTTTATTTATGGAACGATTTTAATATATTAAAAGAACATCCATTGCCAGACACTTGGTCAATAGATAATAGAAGTATACAAAATGAAATATTTCAAATTTACGATAATATTATAGATAATATTCCTGAAGATATTAGTTGTATAGACGATGAAGATAAATTCATAGAATGGATATACAATAATTGGAATCAACAAAAAAGACTTGAAGATATCTATAATTGGGCTATAAGCCTACCAGAAAAAGAAGAAAGTATACGATATAGCGAATTTGATTATATAAAAGTATATGGTGAAGATATATTAAAAAAGAATGCTGAAAAATTAATGAAAGAAATAGAAGAATAAAATAACAACCCTAGGGATTACTCCCTAGGGTTATATATTTCTTTTTATTTTTTATTTTATAATAAGAATGTATCAATGAATACAACATCATCATTTATGCTTGCGCCATCTAGAGATGCTGTATTTACTAATCTAACTTGATTATTAGAAGTTTTTGAATTATCATAATCTGTTGTGACTGATATATTGAATTCTTGATCTTCATACCCACGTGTGAAGAAGCCATTAGATTTCCACATAACATACGTTTCAGTATAATTAGAGCTATTAGTATATTCAAATTCTCCCATATATTCCATTTTGTACTCATCAAGTTTTATAAGTAAATTTTGATCATCAAAATCGCCATTTGTATATACTGGAGTAGTATGCTCATCAAGATTATCTTTTATCAAATCTTCAGTAATATCTGGCATATTGAAACTTATTAGCATATTACCGATATTATCAAATGCCAATCTCTTAGGACATGCATAAATAAAATAATTATTATTTCCGATAACGTAATTATCGTCTATAGCTGCTGTATCTTGAAGTAATACTTCGCTATGGTATCCATCAGTTTTATTACCTACAAATTTAGACATAATCTCTGGTAATTTATCTTCTGATATATAAATAGACGGTTCTATAGTTTCAATAATTACTGCTTCTGGTTTTACAAGATTACCTTCACTATCAAATATAACAATATTACCTGAAGCATATTCATTTTTTATAGCATAAATATCGGTTATTGGATTCTCAAAATCATAAGAACCATCTTCTTTAATATAATAAGCTATATAGTTATATATAATATCCATATTATAATTAATTATACGTATATCATCAACAATCTCATTATTTATCTTAAGAATACTTATAGGTTCTTCAATTGTTTCCAGCTCTGCAGTTGATGGAATTTCTTTATTTTTTGGTACAACTCCTATTGCATTATTTAGAGAAAGCATATTTTTTCTTCTATAATACTGAAGTTCATCCTCATCAATAATACCATAATATATACCATTACAGAATTTAATATCTACTTGCTTTTCTATAGTAGATTGCAATGTATTAAATTTGAATTTAAAACTTATATTAGATTTAATATCTTCAGGATAATCATATACTCTAGATTCTGTATCTATTTTTTCATCATTTACATATTGCTCTATTACACCAATAGTGCCATCAATATGATCTGAAAAATTCCATTTAAATCTAATACCTTCCAAAACACGTCCTATCTCGAATATATTAATACCATAAGCTTCATTTGTCATATACTTATACGTATCAATATATTCAAGAATAATATCATTTTTCTTAATATTTATAACTAATGGAGCATCTAATGAAGGTAAAAGTATATTACCGTTATTATCAGTTTTAATATACTCATCTAAATTATAATCATAAATAAATGAATCATCATGCTCTTTATCATATATAACAAATCCATTACCGCTATCATCTATTTTATTGTATTCAACTCCGCCTGTGACCCAGAAATCTCTTACAATTTCATTAACAAGCGCAATAGTACCTACATTAGTTTTAAGTTTATTTACTTCTTCTTCAGTTGGATTTTGTGATATTTTAATTTGAGCATCAAACAATCTATCCAACCAATAATAAGTAAATTTTTCTTTAATAATATCAATAAATTTGTCATATTTAGATATTGAACTACTTTGCATATATTTTGCGATATTATTATTGATATCTCTATATACTGGATTTATATTTAATTTTAAAAGAGAACCTGGATTAGATTTTAATTTCACTGTATGAGAATCTACTGGTATTATATCATCATTAGGAATTTTTTTACCATTAACAAAATAAAGATAAAAATCACCCGTATATGGAACTTTAAGATTCTCCTTCTCAGTTTCAATATAACCATCTATATTAAATGTAGAAGGTGCAACCTCTTCAGTATTTATATTATTTAATTCCTCGGGCACATAGAATATTTCTATTCTATCACCAGGTTCTACAAATTTTGCAGTATATAAAAACATACCCCAGAAAGGTCTAGTGTATTTAGGAATTGTGATTAAAAATGTATCATCTTCCATACGACGACCATTAATAAATAGCATGTACTGTTTTTGGTTATCACAATATCTAAATCTTTCTCCTAATTTAATTCTATATGCTTTTTGATCTACATAGAGTCTTTCATAAATAAATTTACGAGATGATACTGCTGTAAGATTATTATTCTTATTTTCAATTTCATCTTTAAATACTAATAAATCTTTATTAGTATTTCTATAAGAAATATTAAACGCAATATCATTATTTTTTTCTATAAGATCTTTATAAATTAAGTTATTAGGATAATCTGCAAATATTTTTATATCTTCTGATTTGATATATTCTTTGAACAAATCTGTTTTTACAAATTTAGTATCATCAGATTCTTCTAATTTTGCAATCATATTATCAGTAATATTAAAATGAATTTCATTATTGTCACAATCTGTAAAATAGAGCAATTCAATAATATCATCACTGTTAAACTCTTCATCTAATGGTAAAAGAAAATAGTTTGATGTTACATACATTTCGCTATAATTTTCTATAAGTTCACCATTAAGAAATATAAGTACATATGATTCATGATCAGTATACTTGCATCTTGTAATTTTTAAAGCATCTCGTTTATATAATTTACCGTCTTTATCATAATCTTTAAGAGCTTCTTTAATAATATATTTATTAGCCTCAGAACCACGAATAGACTTAGATCTAATACTTGTTTTTATTGAATCATTAAGCAACAATGGATCATAATTCATTATTGAATTAAATCCACTATTTAAATTTTCTTCATATTTATACGAATCTAAGAATAAATAATTAAGATTATTTGATGATATTTTAAGTAGTTCTTCCATATCATTAATACGTTTCTTACTTTCATCATCTGTCTTTGGCTCAATAAATTTATCATGTATATAATCTAAAATCTTATTAGCGTAGAAATCTTTATTTATAAAATGATTTTTATGATTACTTATATATTCAATATCATCAGGAATAAATGAAATTATATCTAAAGTATCTTCGTTTTCATTATTTATCGTAAATATATTAGAATCATAATAATCAAATTCACATTCTTGATAATACTTTCCATTTTTAAATACAATAAAACTTTCTTTAAATAAAGTCTCATTGTCTGATGACTGATTTATTATGATCTTTTTATCTTTTCTTACAATTCTTTTAATTTTAAGACTTTCATCTAATATTGTTAAAATATTAGTACCGTTTTCATAATCAAGTATACCATCATCATTAAATTTAAATGTAGGATGATTAATAATACGATATTTATCCCCATAACAAATCTTATTATAAGTTTCCATATCATAACTATCTTTATCCATAGCATTAAATCTAGTACGATAAATTTCTAATAAATTTCCATTATCATCATATATCTTTCTTTCAAGATTTATATTTTTAAGCTTTTTAATTCTTATTTCTGATAATGAATCAAGATAATTCATATGAAGTTGAGAAAACAACCAAGCACCTACATTATAAACCATTCCACGATTTTTATATATAGAATACATTGTAGGTACTTCAATTTCAATTTTATTATCATTATTAAGATGAAGAGAATCTTGTAAGAAACTACAAAGCATTTCATAGTTTTTGTCCCATATTTCATCAGACTCTGTTCCAACAAATTCTACACTATATGGTAAAATAATCATATACATATCATTAGCATCTTTAAGATCATAATAATTATATATATATTTAGTCTTTTTATTACCATCTTCATCCTTATATTCATACTTATCCTCATGAATAAGTAAATAAGATTCATCACAATCAAATACTATATCAATATTATTCCAATTTACAAATTTACGATTAATAAATAACATAAATGGTTGCATTATACCAGTAAATATAAGTTGATCCATTCTACAAATAAATGATTTTTTATTAACCAATTTATCTAAAGATCTAAATGGTAGATTACCAACTTGGAGTATGCCAAAATTTTCTATTCTATTATCTACAGAGCATCTATGGCTATACCAAGTATCATCATAATGGAACTTTTCAACATTAACCAATCTACATTTTCTGATAAGTTCTTTTTCAATATTGATTTTATTTAAAGCAACTACATTATCAGGATTATAATCCGTAAATACTGTATCTTTAACATCAACTTGTATTTCATTGCTTGAATAAGTTTCCTTTATTGAACCATCTTCTGAAGTTACAGCAAAATATAAATCTCCATCAATCTCAATTTTATTAATATAAGTACCCTCTTCAGTAATAACAATAGGTAGCTTTGCTAATGTATTTTGATAAACAGAGTTATATGTATTACTCTTGAGCGTACTTATAATTTTTTCGCTCAATTTATCCATTATACACTAGCTCCTATCTGAAGAATTGTTTTTGAAAATCTAATCATTGATTGCCCTGCTACTTTTTCTATTGTCATCTGCTGGTCAATATATGCTCCAACATATGTATTTGTCATCATCATAGAAAATGCAGGGAAATATTCTAAAGCAAATACTGTTCCAGGTCCAAATGCATTCATCCAGTATGAAACAATATTACTTGTTTTAATATCTTTAAGATTAATTACTCTACCTAATGCTTTCACAAATGTATCAATATTTGTAAAGTCTTTTTCTTCTATCATCATATCCATAACTCTAGCATCTTTAGAATCAATACCTGAAACTCTAATTGCATTAGCCTTGATAGAATCCTCAAACTTTTTAAGATCTTTACACATTATATTAGTTTGATAATATATAGCAGATAAGTAATTAACTCTACGCTTAATCTGAGGTACTGTGCTAATCTTATACATTCTATCTATAATATAAGAGAAGCATGATACCCATGCATCACATCCATCTTTAAGAACTGATGCGTTACCTAATAATTTATTTTCAGCCTTGACGTATATATACGCTGTCATAGCATTAATAACATAACTTACAAGCCAATCTAATTTATTACATACATAAACGCCATCTTTATAAACTACACATTCTGTAACATCAATAAATACTTTGACTTTATTACCATCTTTAACATCGGCAGCAACAAAAGCTTTAAATGCTTTAGGCAATGCTCTACCTGTAGGATTTATAGCAACCACAACATTATCAGATGTTATAATTTTTGCCAAATGGTCGCTTATTTTTCTACGTTTAATATCATAAAGTATATCATCAAATTCTGCACTCTTAGTATCAATGCGTTCCGCATTGATAATAAATTCATATATTTTCTTTTCGTATTCTCCATACTGACCAAATAAGTATGTTTGAGAGTATGTTTTTGCCATTTTGGAGCACCTCCTGCATGATTATTTAATAAGATGTTTTGGCTATTTTGGAATATTTAAAATATAAAAAGTTAACTACATTTAATATAAAAATGATATAAAATGGAGGCGTGTAAAAATGGAAAATAATAAACAAGAGTTTAGTATGGACGAATATAATGATTTTTTAAAGAAAATCAAATCAGGAAGCCCTGTTCATAAAATTAACTTTAATATAGAAAATCCAAATGCTATAGTCGGTATGTATTTGATGACTCTTCCAAATGTAAAATCATATATTGATAAAGTTAAAGATACTGAAGATTTAACTAATGATACATTGCTATCATTTGAAAATCGCCATGTTATTGAATGCTGCCAGATAATATATGGTAGCTTATATGCTCTTGAAGGTATTAACGCTATTCAAGTTAGTAAACTTTGGGTAATTAATAGAATTTTAAGTAGCTTATTACTAAGACCAATGTTCTATAAAGATGTAGTTGTGGAATTAGGTAATATATCAAGAGATACTGTAAAAAGTGGAAATAGTGAAGAAATAAAAATTGTGTACAATAATCTTAAATATGTTATAGAAAATATATGGTTTATACCATATGGCACAATTGATGAAATTGCAAAAGAAGCAATTCAAGAATTTGAAAAACGCTATGGGGATAATAGTTCAAATGAATGAAATGGTAAAAATATTAGAAAAAATGCCACCTATAAATGTAGAATCTGACTATATTCATAATGGTATAATTGTACCCAGAGTTACAAAAATACTTTCAAAATGCATACATTCAGACTCACTTATGTATTGGGCTAATTCTTTAGGATTTAAGCATCAATCATATGCTAAAACTTTAGATGCTGCAGCTAACGTAGGACATCATGCTCATGAAAACATAGATAACTTTTTAAGTAATGATAATTATGAAGCAGATGCTACATCTATGCCAAATCAATCTTATAATGCATATCAATCATTTTTAAAATGGTTTACAGATATAAATAATGCAGCAAACGTAAGAGTTATTTTCCATGAAAAATCTTTAGCATGCAAATATTTTGGCGGCACATTAGATGGATTATATGAAATTAATGGTAAAATATATTTAGTAGATTATAAGACTAGTAATCATATTACTTTTAAATATATTTTACAATTAGCCGCATATCGTTATATGCTTCGTAATGAGCTTGGTATAGAAATAGATGGATGTATTATATTACAATTATCAAAAAATAGTGTTTCTTATAATGAATTTGTTTTAAACTTCACTAACCCAGATCATTTAAAATATATTAACGACTGTGAATATACATTCCTCTCTCTTGTTAATTCATATTATAATATTATAAATATAGAAAATGCATATAAAAATCTTAATTGGGAGGTATTTTAGTTGAATATTATGAATTTAATTCATGCCATATGTTTAAGTAAAATTCATATTAATCAGTTACCTAAATGGAAGATAGTATCTATATATAAAGAAAATAAATTATTAAATAATAATATAAATAAATTTTTAAATTTAGATATATTTGATGCTTCTGATAATATTATTACTTTCCTGCTTAGTTTAAAAGAGTTACCATCTGAATCTGTATGGGGTGTTACATATGATATAAATTTTATAAATATAGATATGGGCACGTATTGTACAATTGATGGTTATAAGAATGAATCTATAGTTACTTATTATCCAAAATCTAATAGATTTGAAATAACAGATAAAAATATATCATATACTATTTATCGTAATACTAAAAATAGTAGTATAATAAATAAAATATGGGAACCATTAACAGATGATTTAAAAAATATATATTTAGATATTATCTTCGAAGCTACTAGATATATTTAATAAAGCATTAAAATAATGAAATAGAATAGAGGTGATAAAGATGGATAATGTTAATGAATTTATAAAGCCCATTATTATGCGAAAACATAAATTTGATATCAAGGCTTGGAGAGCTTATAGAAAACTTATTAAAAAATGTAAAAAATTAAGCCCGTCATTTGATCAGATGTGTCGTATAGATGAATTCATTAGAATTCTTAGAAATACGTATATGTATGGAAACAATGATTCATTACATTTATTCACTGGAACCCTGCCAAAGGGTTACACTAGATCAACAGCATGTAGTATGTTTTATAAACAAAAAGATTCTTTTACCATAGGATTTGTATTGCTTAAGGAATCTAGAACAATTAATATTGAGATAGAACGCAGAGGTCAAAATACAAAATCAGAAAAAGAATATATAACTTTTATAGATGGCGATTATCAATTTATAGATATTTACGATCAAGAAAAGTTTTTGTTTATTACATCATGCTTAATGGACGGAGTATGTGAATTAATTACATATTATTTTAAAAACAAAAAATTTTGATGATACTACCCCCAAGAGGAGTTAACCTCTTGGGGTTCGTACCGGAGAACAAAAATGAACAAATATTTTACCTTGCAACGGTCTTACCATCACATAAAAGTTATCAAATAACTTTTACAAATATGTTGGAATATAATTTAAAGCGAAATAAAGATATAATGATATATTATAAGTATGAAATATAAATATGGAGGATATTTTATTATGAAAAAAATAACTAAAGGTTTATTAGTAATACTTGAAGGCGGAGAAGGGGCAGGAAAAACTTCTCAAGCTAAAAAATTAGTAGAATATTATAATGATAAAGGTTATAATACTAAATATTTTAGAGAACCTGGCGGAAATGAAATAGCAGAAAATATTCGTAATATGATTCTTTATAATGAAATGGATCCTACTACAGAAATTCTGTTAATGAATGCCGCTAGAAATATTAATATAAATAATAATTTATTACCTGCATTAAATGATGGATGTTTGGTAATATTAGATAGATTTGCTAAATCCACTAAAGTATATCAAGGAATACTTAAAAATGGAAATATGAAATTTATCGAACAGTGTGAAAGTATGGTTAAAAAACCTATAATTGATTCTAGTTATATATTAGAATTCACATTATTATGCGATCCAAAGGTTGCTATAGAGAGAGCTGCAGCCGAAGGACATGAAAGAAATAAGCATGATGTACTTCCTATAGAAGATTATAAGAAGATTAATGATGCTTATTCTAGATTATATATACAAGATGTTAATACTATTGGTGCAGTGCACAGCATGATAGATACTACTAATATGGATATGGAAAAAGTATTTAAAAGATTAGTAGGTACAATTGATAATGTAATTGCACTACGTGGAACAGTTGAGGAATATTATGGATAAGGACGTATATAAAATTGTCTCAATATCTGATATACATATGGGGGCTTTAGATCCGCATTATATGTACACTCAGCTAAAACAACAATTTATAGATAAATTAATAAATTTAGATTTTGATATACTTGCAATATGTGGAGATATATTTGATTCTAGATTTATGAGTAATAATCCTATAATATCATATACCATGCAATTGGTAAATGATATTGTTAATTTATGTGCTAGTAAAAATGCTACACTTATTATAGTAGATGGAACTCAAAGTCATGATAATGGTCAATTATCATTATTCTATCATTACATGAATAATCCAAACTTAGATGTCAGGATCGTAGAAAAAATACAATTCGAACAAGTTAAAGGATTAAATATTTTATGCATTCCAGAACGATATGGTATACCTGAAGAAGAATATAATGAAGTATTATTTAATTCAGGTAGATATGATATTTGTTTAATGCATGGAACTTTTAAAGATTCATTTAAAGGTTCTGAAATTGCTACTTTAAAAAGCAATCATGCTCCTGTATTTTCAATTAACTCATTTTGTAATTGTGCAGGGGTTATTCTTATGGGACATTATCATATTCCTGGATGTTATCAGGAGTATGCTTATTATAATGGAAGTCCATTAAGATTTAGATTTGGAGAGGAACAAGAAAAAGGATTTCTAGTAACTCTTTATAATCCAAATAAAAGAGCTCATTATACTGAGCTAATTCCTATTGATAGTTATATTTATAATACTATCAATATTGATCACTTGATTAAATCTGATCCTAAAGATATTATTGATTATATTAAAAGGATTAAGGAAGAACAAGGAATAGATTACATTAGAGTTCAATTTAATAATGCTAATGAAAATATGAATATTGTTAGAAACTATTTTAGAAACTCTAACAATGTAAAATTACAAGAATTAGATAAAAAGGATAAACAAATGCAAGAAATAGATCAAACTATTTTAGAGCAGAATATCCAATATTCTTATATTCTTGATAATGAAATATCAGATTATGATAAATTCGTAATGTATGTAAATCAAAATGAAGGTTACGAATTTATATCATCAGATGAATTAATTAAATTATTAGAAGGAGATTTATAGAAATGAGAAATATTTATTATTATAAAACTATAGATGAATGCGAAAAAGAAATATCATCTAAAGTTATTGATATAGATATTAAATTTGCAGCTAATTATGCTTTATTTGAATGCTTTACTCGTACAATAAAAACTATTGCAGTTTGGTTTATGGTTATATCGAGTATTTATATAAGTGTGACTAAAGGCTGGTTACCATGTTTAAAATCAATTGGTATATTTTGTGGTATTTACATCATAGGATTTTTACTAATATCATGGGTTAAAGTAAATTATGATCACTCATATACTAATATAAAAATTAATACAGTTAGAAATATGATTGAAAGTTGTGAAGAATATCAAAAATTACTAGAATCAGAATGTGAAGAATGGCAAAAAAGACAAACATTGAGAAAAATGGCGATGCATGGTAATTTAGATGTCACTTGGGATAAAGATGAATAATACCAAATAAATTTAATTATATTATTAACCTAGACATTTAAATACACAAGTCTAGGTTAGGAGGGAAACCATGGAAAATAGAAGGCAGAGATATGGTCCTGGTTCACCTATAAAGAATCAAAATTTTGTTATTGATGTCAAGTTTGATATTACAGAACTTGACTTAATGTGTGCTTATATAGTAAGTGAAAATAGAAATATTCATAGAGGAAATGTTATTAATATGAGAAACTTGTTTCTTACTATGAATATGGATAATTATAATGGTGATCAAGAACGTTTATCAAGAATAGATTTTATTATGAAAGGTATAGATGCTAGATTAACCCATAACCTTAATAATAAAAATATGATATTAAGCCAAATCGCAGGTGGTCTTGGCGGTGAAAAAATAGATGGACTTTCTGAGCTTAATAATAATGAAGTTCAGTGGGTTAATAATACAGTATCAGAAACTCTTAAATATGCGATTATATATAATGATATAGATAAAGGATTAGCTCTATTAACTAAATTTAAAGCAACAGACTATATTAATAGAGGGGCTGTTGTTAAAGAAATTGAAGATTGGGTTAATGCTTTACAAGTTAAGTTTCGTAGATCTAAAGCTGATACTGCTGAGGATATAACATTCTCATTAGATGGAGATACATTTATAGAAGCAATGACGGACACGTATCGTCAGTTATCATCACCATCTAATAAACTTCAGTTTGGTGTACAAGCTTTAAATGCATTAACAGGTGGCGGTGTTGAAGCCGGTAGAGTTTATACCATATTAGGATTACCTGGTGAAGGTAAATCTAGTACATTGCTCGATATGGCAATTCAGATTAAAAGATATAATCGTAATTATCAATGTGCTGATCCAACAAAAAGACCATGTGTTGTATTGCTTGTTATGGAAAATGGTGTTAAAGAATCTGTAGAAAGATTATTTAGCATGTGTGTTGGTTCAGGTATGCTCAATTATTCTTTGGAAGATGCAATTGAAATACTTAAGAATCAAGGTAACTTAAGAATGACAACTGATGATCCTATTGATATTATTATTAAATTTAAACCAAATTTATCTGTAGATACAAGCTATCTTTATACATTAACCGAAGATCTTGAAGATGAAGGATATGAAGTTATATGTATACTTCAAGACTATATGAAACGTATTCGTTCAGTTGAAGGTGCATTTGGTGGCGATTTAAGATTACAATTAGGTGCAGTTATAAATGAATTTAAAACATTTGCTACGCTTAAAAATATTCCTGTTATCACAGCTTCTCAGTTGAATAGAACAGCAACAAGTTCTGTAGACGAAGCTCGTATTAAGAATAAAGCAGATTTAGTAAGACTTATTGGCAGAGCTAATGTTGGTGAATCTAATCTTATTCTTGAGAATAGTGACTGGATTTGTCTGATAGCTCCAGAATATGATAAAGATAATAATAGATATCTTGGTATACAACGAGTAAAAAGTAGATATTATATTAATAATGATCTTCATACTTGTTATCTACCTTATATTAGTAAGACCATTAAATTTGTTGAAGATATTTTCTCGCCAGTACCAGTTCATAAGATAACTATGAGAGAACAAGTAGAATTGAATGGCGCCGCACCAAGTAATGGAGCAGTTGGTAAAATAGTAGAATTTAATGATGTTAAATTACCATCTGATGATGTGGAAAATATGTTTGCAAATGCATCAGGATTTGCATCTAGAAACCTTGAATATTTTAATAATAGTAATATTATAAATGGTAAAAAAGTAATGTGCACAATAGTTCCCAGGTAGGATCACCTACCTGGGATATTATTTGTAAATATTTTATTTTTTATTTTCTTCAATTTCTGCAGAGGTTCTTATATTAGCATCATTATATTTTTGAATATCTGTTCTATTGGAATTCATTATTGCTTTGGTAAGTTCAGCCATATTATCTCTTGTTGGTAATTTTATTTTATTTTTTACAAAATCTTTAATAGAACAAATATCATTTATTATAAGAATTATATAATATAATTCCTGGCTGCCATAAATATCATAGCATAATAATTTAGGACGATATTTATATTTTGTTAATTGTTCATCTGTTAACTCTACATCTATACAGTATTTAGCTCGTAACTCATCAATATAATCAGAAGCTACATTATATACGTTATACTTAATATTATCTATCTGATCTATAAAAGATAAATTATTATAACAAAATACAGTATCAGATTGACAGGCTATAAATTGATCAAGTGTCCATGTTTTTTCTGGTTTTTGATAGTCGTATGTATATTCTATTACACTGCTATTAGGCATTAAATATCACCCCCTGTAATCTCATCATAATCAAATTTTCGATAATCATCTGGTAATATATCTTCTTCTCCAGTTATATATTTTTTTATAAAAGAAATGAAATCAAATGGTTTTGGATCATCATAAAATCCTATAATTCTAAAATCATTATAATTTCCAGCTACTGTTTGAATTATTAATTTAGTACCCTCTGGAATTACTTTATCTCCATATGTAATAGATAGATGTAATGGCATAGGTAAATCTATTGTATAATCTGTATTATTCCCCATAAGAGCTGGTACTATTACTTTAGCATAACATGGTTTGAAAGCTAATATCTTTTTTTGTAATATAGCCACTTCAGTCTGAAGATTAATCTGCTTAGTAAAGCTTCCTACAAATTTGCTCATTTTTATACACCTCCGGACTTAAAAATAATCATAAATAAAACTATAAATGTATATTATAACAATGTCAAAGAAAATAATAAATATTTTATGGAGGGATCTTTTATGACAAAGAAACAAAAAGAAAAAATATTTAGAACCACACTTATATTTAATGACGCATTTATGCGTGAAACTGGTCTTGATATTGATGATAATGATCATGTATTTAATTTAGAAACAGATCATGCTCTTGTTATTAATGAAAAATTCCTTAAATACAGGGATTATGAATATCCTGTATTAAACGCTAATGAAATTGATTTTAATCTTTTAGAAAATCCAAAACTTTGTGAGACTTTAGCTAATGCATGGTTACATGATCATATCCATAATGACATTTTATCATTAGATCAGTGTATAATACCTGGAAGTACTAAGGGTGTATTTGCAATGTCATATATTAAAAATGGAAAAACTGAATGCATTAAATCAGATCCATTTATGAATGAGTCAGTACGTGTATTTAATTTGATTTGTAAAATCACTAAGCGCACTCATTTATATGATTTTAATGATATGGATATTATTATTGAAAGAGATAAAAAAGATAAAAAGTGAGGATTATCTAGTATGGTAGTTATGATGGTGTATGAATCATCAAATAATAATTTAAATGGATTTTGTTTAAATGAAAAAATAGCAAAAACATATATTTCTAGTAATAATAAATTAAATTTATATTTAGATAAAGTTGAAATGACTGATGATGAATATAATAAATTTTTATTAGAAAATGGCGATAAGATGCTTAAATATTATAAATTAAAAAACGGTGATGATTTTTTAATTATTAATAAAACTGAGAAAAAGCGTCTTATAAAAGAAGGTGTTATTATTTATGATCGTACTTAATGAAGAACAACAGCTTGTAGTAGATGAAGCTGTAGATTGGTTTTATAAAAGCGATGAACCAGTATTTCAATACGATGGTGTTCCAGGAGCAGGTAAATCTGTTGTATTGATGGAAATAATACGAAAACTTGATTTGGATATATTAACAGAAACAGCTCCTATGAGTTTTACAGGCACAGCTTCTTTAGTAATGAGAATGAAAGGTTTTATTAATGCTAAAACAGCACATTCATGGATATATCATGTAGAAGCAGTACCTATGAAAGATAAAAATGGAGATGTTGTAAAAGACCTTCTTTTGAATGTACCTATTATGATACCAAGGTTTAGATTAGTTCATAAACTTGATGATAGCATTAAACTTATTGTAATTGATGAGGGATATTGTTTGCCAAAAACTGTAGGAGAACACATAAAACGATTTGGAAAAAAGATTCTAGTTTGTGGTGACCAAAATCAGTTACCGCCTGTAAATGATGAACCTGCATTTCTTACCGATGGTAAGATATATCATCTTACTAAATGTATGCGTCAGTTAGGTAGAGAAGATATCAGTTTTATAGCTGGTAGGGCTGGATTGGGGTTACCATTATTAAGCGGATATCATGGTAATAGTTTAGTTATAAATAGAAGTGCATTAACAGATGATATGTTGCTATGGGCAGATATTATAATCTGTGGCACAAATAGAACAAGAGATGAAATAAATGCTCGTGTTAGAAAATTAAAAGGTTATACATCCGATTTGCCTCAATATGGAGAGAAAGTTGTAGCAAGATCTAATAACTGGCTTGAAGGCGTAGAACTTTCTAATGGTACAGAAATTAATATTACAAATGGATTAGTATGTAAAGTATTAAGTCAACCAGACGTATCATCATATGATGGTGAACAATTCTCAATGACTATAGCTCCAGAGTTAGCTCCAAATGCTATATTTTTCAATACAAGATGTAATTATAAGCATATGATTTCAGATTATAAAATTAGAGATTCTATACGTAAAAATAAGTATTCTAAAGGTAATATGTTTGAATTTGCATATGCTATAACTACATATCTATCTCAAGGTGGTCAATGGAGTAAGGTTGTATATATTGAAGAATATATGCACGGTGATATTCAGAGACCTATGAATTTGGTTGGAGCATCGAGAGCAGATACATCATTAATATATGTAAAAATGAACTAATAAAAATTAAATAAATTGCATATTATAGAGGTGTAATAAACAAAGGAGGTATTTTATTTATGGCAGAATTAAAAGAAATGGTCAAGATTGTGGATAATACTAAGAAACATCCTGAAGACCGCCAATACTTAATTTGTATTAGAGCTAAAATAGATTCTGGAGTTCAAGATTCATGGGATCTTGTTACAGGTCGAACTGAAGCTTATGAATACATTAAAAACGTTATTGACGATATTGATTTAGAGCATAGTTTCGTATTAGTAGAATCCGTAACTCTTGCCGAGCGTAAATCTATTTACGCATTTATGAAATACGCCGGAGAATTCTATTCCGATGGATTTGATATAGAAGATTATATCAAAGGCGATTGGGATGAAGATGATTATAAGAGAATGAATGATATGAATCTTATAATCGACAACAAAGAACGTATTGATATGAAATCCTTTATGGACGGAGATATTAATACGCAAGATCTTGAATAAAGGAGGTGAAGAGAAATGGCAGGAAGACAAAGTTATTTTGCAGAGAAACGTGGTCAAAATAATGATCCGAATTTCTTTAATCGTATCCCTCTTGATGAGATTCGTAAGAATGTAAAACGAATTGTTAAAGATATTCGTTTTGATATGATTCAGGAGCAAGATTATAATTATTTTCATAGCCCTCAGATTATACAAGCATGTATAGCTGAGGCACAGGATAACTATAATTCAAGTGTAGTTATTTGTAATTCATTAAATTTCTATATTAATGAATGTTTAAATAGAGGCATTAAACCTTTTCCGTCAAGTAATATACTTGAAGAAAGAATACGTGCTTCTAATGAACAAGTTGTGCAGAATATGAGAGCAAAACATTGGTACGCAATTTTAAAAATGTTTGAAGCTATTTCATATGGTGCAGATATTATAACAACACTTATGCCTATCAGAATGATAGATACTAGGGATATTTCTAATCTCTAAACATTTTGGTAAAACTAAAAAATATTTAGCCTGGGTGCGTAAGCCCCCAGGATTAATATTTTATTATAAGGAGGCATATTTAAATGGAAAAAGCTGATGTTATAAAAGTAAGAAATATACTTAAAGCAGGTAAAAACTGGCCACTTATAGTATATATAGATAATACATTTAGACTTATTGATGAGTCTACAAAATATCAGTTTGTTAAATGGGATGATGAAAACGGAATTCTTTATAATTACGCTTTAACAGAACCCATTAAAGAAAGATCACCTTCAAATATTGGAGGTACTGTATCATTATTCGCAGTTGCTTACGAGCATATTCAGTCTATGGAAGTAGCTAGAATGACTATACCACAGCTTAAAGAATCGTTAGATTCACTTGGTTGTGTTAGCGATGAATGGAAAGAGCGCATCATTGACAGATTTAAATCTGCTCTTAATCCAAATATTGTTAATCTTGGACCTACTGATATTAATAAAGCTCATGGCGTTATTGATGGTCAAAAGGCAGTTAATGATAATGACGATTATTACAATGGTCGTTTCACACAAAATTTTGCAGAAACTAGAGCTAAAGCAGAATATAATGCTTATGTAGAAAAAGTTAATGCAAAAAATAAAACAGAAGATGAAGAATCTAATATTAATGAAATAAAAGATGAAACATCTAATGTAGAAGAAGTACTTATAGATGAAACATCTAATGTAGAAGATACAGTTGTAGAAGAAACAATTGTACCAGAAACAGAAGTAGATGAAACATCTAATACAGAAGAATAATAATTTTATTATTAATGATTTAACAATTACATAAAGTTTAAGTATAAATTTATACTAGCTTAAACAAAAAAGTAATTGTATATCATAGTTGAGTATAGAGGTGGTGCTCTATACTCAATTGGTATCCATTTTATTATATTATAAAATTTTAAACGGAGGTAACAAAAATGGACATGAACAATTATTACTACGGACAGCAGCAGGCAGCAGGACAACCCTATTACGGTAACTACGATCCTAATATGTTTGGTTACAATGCAATGGGATTTAGTCAGATTCCTACTCCTGCAAACCAGAATGCTTTGACAGACGAGGAAATTCAGATTCTTAAGAATGCTCGTCCGACAAGCAACATTGTGTTATCGATTGATCGCAATGACGTACTTCGCTCAATGTGTACCCATAAAGATAAGGGTCGCGATGTAGTTATGCAGGTATCAGATGGTAGCGGCGATGTATTTTGTCCTATCTGCGGTGCTAGATGGAAGCCCGATATGAAGACAAAAGAAGAAGTTGAAGCTCTTGTAACTGAGCTCATCGATCAAATGCAGAATGCTAAATGGGCTGGTGATCTTCCTGTAGATCTCACAAGAGAGCTCTTTACTCTTATGCCGCTTCTTATGAAGTATCCTGATATTCACGAATATGCAATGAATACTTTCAATAAGTATTACAGCGCACGTGGTATGTACAATGCTGCAGATACAAATATCTACGGTATGTATAATAGCCTCTTTGGTGCAGGCGTTCCTTCAGTTGGATATGCAGCTCCGGCACAGGGTTATTATGGTCAGGCACCTGCAGCTAACCAGGGATATTACAATCAGGCTCCCCAGGGCTATGTTCCCAACGGCATGCCTGCAAACGCAAATGTTAATCCCATGCAAGCACCTACATATGGAGTAAATCCTATGGCTCCCAATCAGCAGTTTGTATCACAGGCTAATATGATGATGGGTGGTACAGTAGCTCCTTATGGCGCTCCTGTATATGCTGCACCTCAGGCTCAGGCTCCTGCACAGCAGGCACCTGTACAGCAGGCAACAGCATCAGCTCCTGCAGCAGATGGTACTGTAACAACAGAGACAAAGATTGAGCTCTAAGATCAATAACACATAAACCTAATAAAAAATAATGAAGAGCAGAGGAGTAATTTCCTCTGCTCTAGTTATACTGGGGTATAGCCAAGCGGTAAGGCATAGGACTTTGACTCCTACATTCGCTGGTTCGAGCCCAGCTACCCCAGCCAGTATAACTAAATTATTTTTTATAATGAAACAAACGATTAAATAATCAATGTTCAGAAAGGGAGTGTTATTATGGCTGAGATGCCTAAACAGCAAAAGAAAATACAAATTATAGATGACCCAGTAGAGGCGGTGCGAAAATTACCAGATGTGTATATTGGTGCTCTCGGCAATGCTGGATTTTTAAATATGTACAGAGAGATTGTACAAAACTCACTTGATGAAATTATTAAGGGTAACACTCTTGATAAAAATATCATTATATCTTTCGATGAAAGATCTCATACATGTATTATAGAAGACAATGGTCAAGGTATTGAAATAAATATGCTTGTGCCTGTATTCTCTGTATTGCATTCATCATCAAACTATGATAAAAAAGAAGGTAGCGGCGAATACAGTTCTGGTAAGAATGGTATGGGTGCTACTATTACAAACTATTTATCTAAATTCTTTGTAGTTGAATCTTATAGACCTGATGGTACAGCTGGTAAGGTTGAATTTGAAGAGGGTAGAATCAACTCTAAAGGATTACAAACTATAAAACCTAAAAAAGATAAGCATGGTCTTATCACATCATTTTGCCCATCTAATATGATGGGACAAATAACAGTTACGGTAGATGAAATTCAAAATCTAACATGGCTTATTACTCATTTATGTCGCCCTGGAACACGTGTTTTATTTAATGCTATTGATTCTATGGGTAGAACAAGAAAAGTTGTCATAGAAAATAAAAATGGCATACTTGAACTAATGGATAGCATATGTGAGAAAAAGGTTTTCAATCCAATATATTTTACTGAAGATAATGGAACTATGAAAGCAGAAGTTTTGTTTTCATATGATATTGCCAATATGGACGACCCAAAAATATTGGGCTTTGCGAATATGTGCCCGACTTCGGCAGGTACTCATATCGACGGCTTTTTGGATGCTATCATTAAATATTTTCGTGATTATATGAACAAAATATATTTAGTGAATAACAAAAAACTTCAGGTAAATGCACAGGATATAAGAACAGGTTTACGTGCTGTAATAAGTATATTCCACGTAAATCCGATGTTCACAGGACAGTCAAAAGAAATCTTTTCTAAAGAAGATATGAAACCTTATATCTATAACGTAACTTTAAAAGCGCTTGAAAACTGGGCACAAAGCAGTCCTAATGAATTGCAGAAGATTTGTAAATACCTTAAAGAGGTATGTGAAATTCGTATGAAATCAGATAATGAAAAAATAAAAATGTCTGATAAATATACTGCTTCTGTAGTTAGTGGAATGCCTGCTAAATATAAGAAACCAAATGGTAAAGGTCCTTTTGAGTTCTGGATAGTTGAAGGTGATTCTTGCGCCTCAGCTATGGAAAATAATAGAGATAAAGCAACACAGTCAGTATTTCCCATACGTGGTAAAATTATTAATGCTTTTACAACACCTACAAAACGTTTCTTTGAAAATGAAGAAGTAGCTTCTATTTTCAAAATCTGTGGTTATAATGGCTATCAAAAGAAATTTGATCCAGAACAATTTAAACCATCTAAAGTAGTTATAGCTGCCGATGGTGACGCTGATGGTTCTCATATCCAGTGTCTGGTATTTGGATTGTTTCTTAGATATTTACCTTTCGTTATAGAACAGGGTAAATTATATGCAGCTAATCCACCATTATATGGCGTATCTGTAGGAAAGAATAAAATGAAATTCTTTGAAAATAATATAGCATATGTAGAGTATGTACAATCTGTATTCTGTAAAGAAAATGTAGTTGCAGATATTAAAAATAAAGCTTATAGTAAGCAGCAAATTACAAAAATTCTTTATGATAATATAGATTATATAAAATATATGAATCATGTATGTTCTACATACGCAATAGACCATTCGTTAATGGAATTCATTTTATATAATTTAGATCTTGGTATTGATTCTGCTAAATTTAAAACTGCTATAGAAAAGCAATTTAAATTTGTTAAGGTTTCTAAAGAAAATGGAGTTATTATATTAAGAGGTCTTGTAGGTTCTAGATTCCAAACAGTATTTTGTAATCAACGTATGTTTGCAGACTGTGCTAGACTTATAGATATGATTAATAACTCTGATAAATTCTATATGGTCAATGGTCAAAAAATGACATTACTTGGATTGATGAATTTATTTAATGAATTTGAACCTAAGAATCTTACTAGATATAAAGGTCTCGGCGAAATGCCTCCTAAGATGTTAGGAGAATCTACAGTATTACCAGGAATGGGACGTACTCTTAAACAATATACCATCGAAGATTGTAAGAAAGAACTTAAGTATTTCACAGAATTACAAAGTGATAAAGCAATCTTCTCAAGAGGCATTAAAATACGTAAAGAAGATATTGTTTAAAAAATATACCGATAGGATAAATTCCTATCGGTATTTTATTTTTTATTTAAAAATGTAAATATTTAACTGTACCACGTACATTAAATTACTAGAATTTAAAATAATTCTTATAATTAATTTTCAATGGAGGACTCTTATATGAGCAATTTTAATCAGAAAACTAAAAAACCTTTTAACAGCAATAAACCTAAAAAAGTTCTGTGTGAACTTAAAGTGAAGCTTGGCTTACCTGCAAATGTGGATGAGAATCTTCATACTGAAATTATGGATGTTCTCGCTAACACTTTGTTTAATAAAATTTCTATTTCGCTTACTGCTTATAGAAGTTTGATTGATCATACAACTACAGATGCAGATGATACACGTGTATCTACAATCGGATATATTCGTGATTATGATGCTAATGCAACAGAGTTTACTGTTGTTATTTATAACAACTTTGTAGAATATACAAAGATGTATAAAGAGTTTATTATCGAGCCTATTTTTACCACATTTAGAGAAGGCGGATTAAAAACTATTACTAAATTTAATCTTACACCTTGTGAAGAAGCTGTAGAAGAGATTCCCTCCGAAGATTAAAATATATTAAACCTTTACTCCGGAGTAGTTTAAACTACTCCGGAATTCTTATGTAAAATTAATTAAAATAATATATTATAATTAAGAAGTTACATAAGAAGTAACTCATAATTAAAAGTATTAATTAAGGAGGATATATAAGTTATGGCTAATGATAATATTATTCAGATAGATTCGCGTAAAGCTTATATGGAAAACATGGCTAGATATTCATTATATATTTTATATGATAGATATACGCCAGATATTAGAGATGGTCTTAAACCAGGTCAAAGAAGAACCTTGTATGCTATGTGGAATGACGTTGGATGCATTTCGGTAAATACAAAACGTAAATCAGCAAATACCGTAGGTCTTGTTATAGCTAAATACCATCCGCATTCACAGGATGCTGTATACGGAAGTATGAAAGCATTAACAAACTGGTTCGAAATAAAAGTGCCTCTTATTAATTATGACTCAAACTCAGGTTCACTTCAGGGTGGTCCTCAGGCAGCTATGCGTTATACTGAAGCTTATTTATCTAAATTTTCTATGGATTGTGTTATAGGAGATTTACAAGAAGTAAGAGATGTAGTTGACTGGCAGAATACATTTGATAATCATACTAAAGAACCAGAGTGCTTACCTGTAAAGGTTCCGCTTCTTTTAGTTAATGGATGTTTTGGTATTGCAATTGGTAGCCGTATAGAGAGTCCTAAGCATAGTCTTAATGATGTTATAGATGCAACTATTGCAGTATTACATGATCCTAAAGCTAAGGTAATACTTATTCCTGACCCATGTCAAAAATGTGAAGTTATTGATACAGACTGGAAGAAAATAAGTAATACTGGTTATGGTTATTATATTGAACGTGGTATAATTAATATAGAGCATAATCCAAAAACAGGAATAGATACATTACATATTTTATCTACACCTGATTTGATCTTCTATGATAGCATAGCTGAAAAGATTGAGAATCTTATTAAAGATAAGAAACTTGTTCAGATTGCAGACATACAAGATCATTCTACAGAAAATCAACTTGATATTCATATTATCCTTAAGAGAGGTTCAGATCCTAATTATGTAAAACAGGTTCTTTATAAGAATACTCCTCTTCAGGATACTAAGAGAATTAATATGCAGGTAATTAATGAGACAGATGTAAGTCGTATTAGTTATAAAGCATATATTGCATATTTCTTAGAGTTTCGTAGATCTGTTAAATTCCGTTTATATAATTTTAGATTACAGAAAGCGGAAACAAGATTACATCAGCTTGATACATATATTAAGATTCTTGAATCTGGTGACGTAGAAAATATTATACGTATGATTCGTAATCAGGCATCTATGGATGAAGGATATCTTGTAGATTGGCTTATGAAGAAACTTAAGATTACAGACCTTCAGGCCAAATTCGTTCTTCATACTGAAATTGGTAGACTTTCTAAAGGTCATCTTAATAAGTATAAAGAAGAACAAGCTAGATTATTTGCAGATGTAAATAATTATATAAATATAATTACAAATGAAAAACTTATTGATCAAGAAATTGAACAAGAGCTTCTTGAAATTAAAGCTAAATATGGTAAACCCAGACAGAGCATTCTTATTTCTGAATCTGAAGCATCTAATATACCCGAAGGTGAATTTAAATTAGTTGTAACAGAACAGAATTATATTAAGAAACTTCAAATAAATGATCCTATTAAAACTGTTAAAGGCGATAATGCTAAATGTATTATTATTGCTGATAATAGTAAAGATATTTTATTATTCGATCAGATGGGTAAAGTATTTAGATTACCTGTACATAAGATTGCTTTTACAGATAAGAACAGTCCTGGATTGGATATTCGTCTTATCCTTAAGAAGCTTACAAGTAATATCATTTCTGTAATGTATTTACCGATACTTGAACACTTACAGAATAAAGGTTCTAAGTATTTTGTAGTTACAGTAACTAAGAATGGTTTAATCAAGAGAATGGATATAGATGATGTGCTTAATGCTACACCGTCTGGTATTATTTATTCTAAGCTTAATGCTAATGATATGGTTTGTGATATTCTTATAGCAAATCAAAAATCTGATGTTATTGTATATACAAAATCTAAAGCTTTAAGAATGCCAATTGAACAGATTCCTTATTTAAAGAGATCTACACTTGGTAATCAAGCTATGAAAACTACAGAAACAATTGATGGTATTTCAGTTGTTACATCGGATACAAAAGATGTAGTTGTAGTTACAGCTAAAGGTAGATTTAATAAAATATCTCAGGCTGCATTTGAAAGAAGTGCTCGTAACAAAGCAGGTAGTAAAGTTATCAAACTTAATAAGGGTGATTATATTTTAAATATATTCTCTTGTGCAGGTAATAGTACTATTCGTGTAGTAAGAGCAGATGAAGTATTAGAAATAGATACTGATAGTATTCCTTATGGTTCAAGTGTAAGCCAGGGTGTTAAACTCTGTAAAGATGGAGTAATTAAAGCAGAACTTATTAGAAAATAAAATATGAGGTAGGGAGTGATCCCTACCTCTATTAATTTTTATTTTATTTTTTACTAAAAAGTAATACAATAGTATATTATAATTATGAATAAAAATAGAAAGGAATAATAACTATGGAGAACAATGTTATTTATGACAAAGAACAATTAGAACAAATGGGAGTAACCAGAGGTGAAACCGCAGGAAAAATTAATATGATGGGTATTAATATAGACCTATCTAAAACTATGGGCAATATGTTAGCTGAACAATATATAGCTCAGTTATCATCTGAAGATATGCAAAGATTAATGGATTTTATATCAAATGATTTATTCACAAAGCAATCTAGATATGATTACACTGAAGGTATATCAAAAGAAATAAAAGTTATCACAGAAGGCAAGAAAAATTCTTGGGGTAATGTAACAGAACCATCTATAGGAGAGATGATTAAAAATAGATTTAATGAACGTATTAAAGAAGAATTGATTAAAAAGGTAGAAGAAATAGTTACTTCAACCGACTATCAAGAGCGTATTGACAAGATAGCTAATGATTTAGTAGAATATTCTATTACTGGATATGCAAATGATATGAAAGAAAGAATAAGAGAACGTTTAGTAGGCAATACAATAAATTCAACTCCATATTATGATGGAAGAGATTTAAGATGTATTATACATGAATGTATCAATGAAAGATTAGGTAATTAATATAAAGAAGGTGTTATTATGCCAAATATATGTACTGGTTTCATGAACGTTAGAGGTCGTGCCGATTGCGTTGATGAATTATTAAAAATATTAGATGCTAACTATTCATATTATAAAGATAAAAATAATTATGATTATAGTTGGTGTGTAGATCCTAAAAACTTTACGCATATACCACATTTCTTTAGGGTATTCTCAGCATATAAATTTGATGAGCATTGGAATAGTGGAATATATAAATGTGTATCTATTGATTTTGAATGTGCATGGTCTGTTAGTTCATGTATGATGGGTGGTCCTTGGTCATACTTCATGCAGTTTGAACATGATCATCCAGGCGAGCATTATGGTAGCACTCTTTTAAAAGAATCTAAAAGATTACAATTAGAAATAGAATTGTGGTCGCAAGAACCTGGAATGGCTTTTCAAGAACATTATAAAATTTGTTCTGGTATTTTAGTTAAAGATGAGTGTCTTGATTATAATCTTATATATTTAGATAATTATAATTCATATGAAGAAGTCAAAGCAGATTATCCAAATACCAGTATGACAAAAGATCAATTTGAAGACTATGTTGTTAATGAGGTTGATTATTATGAAGACATGCATGAAGAAGAAGTAGATTTTCTACCTGGAGATGATCCAGTATATTTAGCTCATTTAGTTATGGTTAAGAAAGTGGAAAAGGAAGGAAATATTAATGAAGTTTAAACAACTATTGAAAAGGCTTTTCTGTCTTCATCAGAAAGCAACTGAAATAGGATATTATGCAGAGTGTGATAAAGCTATAGATAGATATGGACGTTCAGTTACTATATTATATTCAGTACGAGTATATAGATGCGATAATTGCGGTAAAATAATTAAAATAGACGGGAGGAATGATCCTTATGCCAAATAAAATAATTTATACAAAAGATAAAGAAGAACAGCGTAATAGATATTCAGAATATATAAATGAACATATTAAGAATGTTGAATTTTGTTATTTTGAATATGTGAAATGTTTTAAAGAAATCTTTCCTTCTGTATATGCATATGATGTTAAGCATACTTCTCTAATAAATAATATACGTTATCACGATTTATCTAAATATAGTGAATATGAATTTGAAGCTTATGCAAATAAATTTTATCCAATCTTAGGTATAGAAGAAGATAAAGAAAAAATTAAATCTAAATTTAATTATGCGTGGCTACATCATGTTCATAGTAATCCTCATCATCCAATGTATTGGGTGTTGGTTGAAGAAAATAAAGAAATTGTTATACTTGATATGCCGGATATTTATATAATCGAAATGTTATGTGATTGGATGGCTATGAGTAAACATTTTAATTCTTCAACTTTTGAATATTGGAATGCTAAAGGTAATAAGTTACCTTTAAGCTTTGATACAAGATTTAAAATTGATAAGTTTATGCAATATATGAATACTCATTATAAAGATATTTTATGGTAAATAATATAACCGGTAGGGATAATCCCTACCGGTATTTATTTTTTGTTTTTAATTGGCTTCCTGTATGAGTAGAGCAAAGTATGCATTAAAAGCACGGAAATATGCGGACTCGGTAGCGCCTCTACTGCGGCGTCTACTAAAATTAGCTGCATTGTTAATAAGAAGCTTCTCAGATAGCTCTTTTTGCCTAAGATGGTAAGCATTTTTAGAATTAGGTTTAGGGGATATAGAATATGAAACAAATTCAATATCTTCTATATTTTTCTTACCACTATCCATATAATAGTTAGTTATCATGAGAGTAATATATTCTTTAATTATCGGAATATTATTTTTTTCTCTAGTAAGCATATCTATTATACCTTTAAGCTCATCAAACTTAACAAGATCATTTGACGCTAATTTGCATATCTTATAATTTAACCCATGTGAATTAATATAATTCATTGTGGCATTTACGTATCTATCTATAAGCAACGAATCAGAATCAGCCATATGGTAATTATCTTCACCTACATCATCCGAATCATAAGTTATATAAATATCTTTATTTTTATTAGCTTCATAATATAAACTAGCGATATTATTCATAAAGGAACGTAGTCTATTATGTAATTGCTGTACTACATATACAACATCATCATCATGAAATTCTTTAAATTTAGTTTTATATGTATTCACCCATGTCGCAGCTATAGATTTAAGTGCTCCTACAACTGAACCTTCACGAACAATTTCAAATTTGTTTGTTGCTAGATGTGTTATAGCATATTCCATAATATGCTCATTTGGAGCTGTAACTTGGAATGATCCATGCCATATACTAGGATAATATTTACCACTACATGCAATATTAATAAGAGCTAATTCTAACTCTTTTTTCATATTGTGTAACATAAAGTATCTTACAGTACATATTAATGCTATTGTAGTTTCATCTTTAGCATATCTAGGATTGAAATTGCTAATATCATAGTAATATGTATGGCTTATTGCATTTTTTACAATGCCAGGATTTACATCAATAGATTTAAAATAATTATCACAATCTTCTTGCGAGAAATACAACTGTTTTGACGGTATTGTAGAATATAAAATATCAGAATTTTTATTCATATAATCTGATAAGAATTTTTTATATTTAGTAGTATTCTTTTTTAAGCCAGCTTCTATAACTGGATATGCTTCGGTAAGTATTGCTTTGGTATCTTTCATTTATAGTACCTCCCTCTATCAATTATCTAAATGTCGAATGTGTAAAAGTACGTATATTTAATTATATAATATAATAGTGTAAGAAGCAAAAGAATAATCTTACAAATTAAATATTTTACATAATTAGGAGAACAAAACAATGGACAACTCAACTAACACAGCAAAAGAATTCACAGTAAACATGGCAAGATTATCAGTAGTAGATTTGGTAATCAACTTAACAGATTGTGGCTATGATAGAAAAGAAATTCATAGCATGATCGACATGTCGAAAGACAAAGGTTTTAATGGTGGCGATTTCCTTATATCATATGATAGAGGCGATAACTTATTTATCGTAATCGTTACAAATGAAGAATTTAACAAAATAATCGAAAACAAATAATTTAAATTTAAAGGAGAACTTAAAAATGAAATCGACTATTTTAAGACTTATCACATTGGCATGCGTAATTATAAACGCATTATTCGCAGTAATCGCAGTAACAGATGCATATGCATTTACATGGTATATGAATTGCATTTGGACAGCAGCTATGTTATGGATAGTATATCTTGTATGTAGATATGTTGAAATGACAGCGTGTATGGAAATTGCTGCTAAAACAAAAGATCGTCATTATGATCATTCTTTTAAACCTGAAAAATAATTGAAGATATTATACCCAGTACGGACATCCGTACTGGGTATATGAATTACTTTAATTATTTTTTTAATCAACTCTTTGAACTTTAAGTTCTTTATCTTTTGCTGTATATGGTAACATGTAGCTATCTTTTTCTACAATGTTACTGTATAACTGAGCGCCAATAAAATAAGCATTTAATAAATTTTTTGATAAAGAGTCATCTACATTTTCAGGTAATTCTGATAATGTTACTTGACCAAGATTCTTAATTATATTATTCATAAGATCTTTATCATCCATAGAGTCAGCTCTAGGTCTACTTAATTCTTCTGCAGTTTTCATTAATCCTGATACTGCAAGTGATTCAAATTCTCTATCAGATTCTTTACCATTCTTATCAATACCAGTAAGTAAACCTGTTTTCATATCTCTAGTATCTGCAGATATAGAAGCACTATTCTTTTTAGTTAATATCTGTTTCATTCTCTTTTCATGATAATACACTACAAGACAAGGTTTACTTTTTACAGGTTTACCTGTTTTGGGATTCTTATATTTATATGGCATATATACTGATTCTAATAATGGTACATTAATTTCTTTAAGAGCTTTATTAATTTGATCCATACTTGGTTCTTTAAAAGCTCCAGTTTGGTAATATAATGGATAATGACCTGACATATATTTTTTAAATTGTTCATCACTCATATTTGAAAATTCTTCCATCCAGAATTCTCTATTCTTACCTGATGGATCTAATGTATCCATAATTTTATAGATAAGTCTTTCACATTCTAATCTTTGTTGATTCATAGCATTTCCTCCTATAAGATTATTCTGTAATTTATTAATTATTTGTCCGAAATTACTTATACTAACGTAAAATTGTTAAATGTAAAGTTTTACATAGGGGGTATACATGATGATAAAAGAGACACGTTCTCGGAGTAAGAGCGAACAGATAAACATATTAACTTTTATAAATAAGTGGGCCTACGGCCAACAAATAAATATTAATTAATAAATAATATAATTAATAATAAAAATAAATTATCGCCGCACGCTAAAGGCGTGCTACAGAAGGTTTAAACGCGAGTGAGAATATCGTGATAAATTATAATTAATAATCATGGGACTTAATTAAAAAGCATAGATGTCTAAGGAGAGATACACAAAAATGAAACAACAAGTATTAAAATTTGATGAAAGCACAATTCTGCATGTAGGAGATTACTTTAGAGCATATAAATCAAAGTATTTTACCTTAGTAAAAGAAATTGCAGATAATCAAAGAAACTATGAGGATGGATATGGAGAATATAAAATTACTTTAGTAAAGGTAGATATCTTTGATAAAGAAGAAAATTTATTAGCAACTAATTCTATAGTTCCAATAGATAGATTAATATCTGGGGCTTTAGCTAAATATATACCAGATTTAAACTACGATCCTTCATATTTAGGATTTGCAGATCCATACCATTTTGTATCAGAACATAAGATCTGGAGAAATATAATAGATAAGTGCTATCATCCAGAATCTCAAGCTTTCCCATATATTGGTGCCCTTGGTACAACAGTATGTGATAGATGGAAATGTTTTGAATACTTTCTTGCTGATCTTAGACATATTGAAGGATATACTGAAGCTAAAGATGAAATCTACTATAAGCATTATATAGTAGATTTATATGATATACAAAAACATATCCACCCATCTCAAAGAATATATGCTCCAGGGTATGTTAAACTTAAACCATTTAAACAAAGTGATATTTGTAAATATATTAATTTGCCTATAAATTTAAATACATATCCTAAAGACTTAATTATTACAACTAAATATAGAAATGGCGAAATAAATATTAAAGAAACTCTATTTACCAAACAAACTGGAATTAATGTATATTTGGATTTAAATGCTGCTTCATACTATTATGATAGTGTAGTTGGTTATCAGCCTATTGCTGCAAGAATGTATAATCCATATATGTATAATTATATTCCGTATTATAGCATGCCTAAGAAAGAAATGTGTATAATAGTTAGAAAGGATGAAACCAATGTATAATTCAATTGCAGATGTATTTAATAGCCCTAAGGCTACATATAATGATCCATTATATGAAATTCATAATACTGTTAAATCTTGTAAAGAACCACATATGAAAGATTATGATGAGTTTTTAAATAATTTAGATTATAGTGTATACCCAAATCCCCAAAATAAAATATATCATTGTACAATAAATCCTTTACATGGCGCATTAAAACCTGTATGTAATAAATAATAATCATTATAACTAAATAGTAATATAATTTCTGCCGAATTATATTATGAGTTACATTTTGGTTTTAACCTTAGACACACGCCCCTTGTAAAGAGTTGACTCCGGATGGTTAATCCATCCGGATAAAACTTTTTGTTTTGATAATTTTATTTTTAATTGTATAATATAATACTGTAATTAAGTGTAATATTTTCTACACTAATATAAATAATATTTAGCACAAAAGGAGGAACTTTATATGTGTGATAAAAATTATGGCATTATCAGAGAACAGGGTGAATTTATGGAACCTGTAATGTTATCTGAAGAAGAAAATGCAACTGTAAACGAATCTTCTGCTGAAAGCAAAGAAGAAACTGATAAGTAATTATTAGTACAATCACCCGTGCCAATAATACGGCACGGGTAAATTATTTATTAAAGTAATTTAAGGAGGAAAATAATATGATGGATTTAGCATTATTTGGTGTAGGAGCTGCAGGTAATAAAGCAGCTATTGCAGCATTAGAAGCAAAAATTATAAACGAGGATAATGTAAAACTCGTAAATACAACAGTTAAAGATATTCCTGAGAAATATAAGAAAGAGCCTGAAAAGATTATTAAATTTAGCTCTATGCTTGGTGGATGTGGTAAAGAACCTGTTAAAGGTCAGAAAGCTATGTTCCAGGCTATAAGAGATAGAGATATTGATTTTAGTGCTCTTATTAATCCTAATACTAAAGCAGTTGTTCTTGTAACATCTGTTGAAGGCGGTACTGGTTGTGGAGCAACCCCTGTAATTGCAAAATACTTTACAGCATTAAATATACCTGTGCATGTATTTGCATTTATAGGATTTCAAGATGAAGTTAGAGGAATTAATAACAGCTTGAAGTTCTTTAAAGATCTTCCCGATGGAGTTATTCTTCATACTATAGATAATTCTAAATTCTTAGATTTTACTAAGAATTATTCTAAAGCAGAAATTGCAGCCAATAAAGAATTTGTAGAACAATTAGAAATTCTTATTGGTTCTAAAATGATTCCGTCAAATCAGAATATAGATGATACAGATCATTATAAGATTATAACTACATCTGGTTATATGGATATTCGTCATGTAGATCTTGAGGGAGCTAAAAATATAGAACTTACAAATCAGGCAATTATTGATTCATTTGAATCAATGAGTTGTATGGAATATAGTAATAAGGGTTGTAAACGTCTTGCTGTTATTATTAACGCAACACAGAAAACTCAAGATGCTATCGATAATAGATTTGAAGTTATTAAAAGGTATACAGGAGAACCTCTTGAAATATTCCGTCATATTCAATATGATGATTCTAAAGAATATATGGATATAGTTGTAGCAGGTCTTCTTTATCCTGAAGATGGTATTAAGAGTATGGTTAGAAAATATGATACTCTTAAAGAAAAACTTAACAGTGAAGTTAAAGGATTTTCTGATATATTTGGAGATATGGATTTCGATGATGATATTGAAGAAACCAATATTCCTCAAATGAGAAATCCTGATGATGTATTAGCTAACTTTGGTAATACTGATACTAAAGAACAGGGCGGTACACCAGCAAAAAGAGCAGTGAATAATGTTGTAACAGAAGAGGATGAATATTAATTTATCCTCTTCATTGACTTTTAAGGGAGGTAATTAATATGGCATTTGAAAAATACTGGGAAGATAAGAAAAACTATGATGAAAAACATTTAGTGGAGATGGTAAAAATAGTACCTGCAAATTCACCATCGTTCAATAAATCAATCCTCTTAGGATCAATATATGATATGAATAATATGAATGATACTGAACTTCGTATGTTTGTTCAAAACTCATTTAGGACTATATTAAATAATATATTCTTTGGTTCTAAAGAATCAGCAGATTATATTAACTGTTTTACAAATGTAAGATTCTTAGATGCATTTATTGATGTAGTACAACGTTATATTCATCAAGGTAACTATTTTGATAGAGATAATATTGCCAAGATAAATAATATTTGTTATGATTATATCACATTTAGCCATGTGAATAAAAATCCTGCTGTTGTAAGCAGAATGTATATGCTTGCTAATATTATTAATGCACCATATCTTCCAAGATTGCTTGGACTTGGATTAAATAATAATGTAGCTAACTTACTTCTTATAGCAAGATGGTCTAATCTTAATCCTAAGGTATGTGTTAAGAGAGTTAATTTTATTATAATTGGTCAGCATAAATCAATCATGACTCAAGAAACCATAGTACAAATCTTAAAGATTTTATATGAGCTTGATAGAGATCAGAGAAATTATGTTAAAATATTCCCTCATATAATGATGGATGTTTTAGATGATTATGATGATGCGGATGAGTCAACTCATTGGATAACTGATGATATACAAGAGGTAGATTCAACATTATCTCTTGCTGTATTAGATATACTTAATGAGTTTACTAGTGATAATATTAGACATGTATTATTGAATTATACAGAATCGTATAAGCTAGTCCATTATGGAAAGCCGGTTAGATTTAGTATGAGAAGATTATCTGATGATTATCAAAAAATAAATGATATGATTGATAGACTTAGAGTATATGAAAATATCATAGTTCCGTAAACAGATGTTAGGAGAAATAATATGGCAACAAGAATTGGTTTTTATACTGGTAGACTTTATGATAGTTCTGTGGACCTAGACACAATTAAAGAGTGTTGTGAGGTTTTAAATTATAAAGAACCTGTATTAGAAAATGAAGAACTGGTTATTGAAAAAAGAAAGCAATTAAGAAAAAACTGTATAGGTTGTTTTGGATGTGAAGAGTCTAAAATGAATCTTGAATTAATAACAAAATGGAAATCTATATATGTGAATGGAGATGTTTGCATGGCTCATTTATTAATTTCTAAAGAAGCAGAAGAACTATCTCCAAATCAAAAAGAAGAATTGCTTGAATGGGCAGGAGAATCTGAAGAAAATAATTAGTAAAATATAGTACGGTAGGGTTAATTCCCTACCGTATTAAATTACTATCAATTCTTTATTTTTTGTTATACGATACCTTTATGAAATTGTAATAATTTATTTCGTCTAGTACATTTTTGTAATTATAAAATAAATTATGTTTTAATGGAGGGCAAAAATATGTCATTATTAAGTGCTGCTTTTAGAGAACAAGTAAAGAAAACTAAAGATATATCTATGATTAATGAACAGCAACATTCAGTTGGTTATAGTACTGGATTTCTTAATATAGATTTCCTTAATGGTACTATTCTTAATATTAATAATAATAAGTATTTCCAAGTTGGAATTGTTGATGGTTCAATTAATGCCGTAATTTCTCGTTCAGGCGAAGGTAAATCTACTATTTGTACACAATGGGCTTTCAATATAATTAGAAATTTCCCTACATCTTGTGTATATATGGATAATGCTGAATCAGGTTTTCTTCGTAGTAGAGCTATTCAATTATCAGGTTTATCTCAAGAAGAATTTGATAAAAGATGCATTATGCGTGATGCTGGTATTACAACAGAAAGTGTGTATGATCGTGTAAGACTTATTCATGATATTAAAGTAGATAATCCTGAAGAATATACATATGATACAGGAATTAAAGATGAATATGGTAAACCGATTATTAAGTTTGAACCTACAGTATATATCTTAGATTCACTTAAAGCTATTATGCCTAAGAAATTATCAGATGATGAAGGTAGTAATATGAATGGTGCAATCACTGCAAAAACAAATTCTGATGTATTCTTAAGATTAATTCCACTGTGTAGAGAAGCTAATATCATTATGCTTATTATCAACCATATTACCATGAATGGTATTGGTTCATTCATGCCAGTTAAGGCAGACCTTGCATATCTTAAACAGAATGAATCATTACCTGGCGGTAGAACTACATCAACTTATCTTCAGAATAATATCTTTAGACTTGATGGAAAGAGTAAACTTAAAGAATCTGAAGCTTTTGGTATAGATGGTTCTATTGTAAACGTAGATATAGTTAAATCTAGAACAAATAAAGCTGGTAAGAGTGCTACATTAGTATTTGACCAAAATAATGGATACGACCCTGATCTTTCATTATTTATGTATCTTAAAGAAAATAATATACTTGAGGGAGCAGGAGCTTATCTTAAACTTCCTGGAAGTGATATTAAATTCTCTCAGAAACAATTTAAACAAACTTTATATACCAATCCAGATTTCTATAATCAGTTTGTTTCTGTATGCTATGATGCTCTTACAAAAGATATTCTTGAAAGAGAAGCTAAAAAGAATATAGAAGAACAATTTGGAGCTGGAATGGTATCACCTTATCAGGCAATATTACAGCAACTTAATAAACCAGTATAATGAAAGGATGAATATAATATGCCCAAAGAGCGTTTAGTTATGGAAATTGATGGGCTCTGTGAGATTCTTGGAATAGGAAAGAACACGGCATATCAGTTATTAAATGATCAGGAAATTGATGCATTTAAAGTTGGAACTGTATGGAAAATTCCTAAAAAGAGTGTAGAAGAGTACATCAATCGTAAATGTAATGATCGTAAAAAGGTAATGTGTGAAATTGTTAAAAAATAGAATAATGGTATATTATATATTAGAGAGATGGGAGCAATTCCATCTCTTTAATAATTTATAAGGAGGAAAACCAAGATGGCAAATATTAATATTAATGAACAAATCATAGAAAGTACTAATTATTTACCTAATTATAATTATATGCTTGGACGAACTTCAATGCAACCATTTAGACCTGCCAACTCTGGTTCTAGAGCACTAATGACTTCAGTACATACTGAGCATCTTACAGTGCTTTATAATGGAGAAGTGCCTATTATTCAAACTGGATATGAAAATGAATTCGGCAGAAATTCAACTTCATATATAGCATCTCCATCAGACTATACCGTTGTGCATAAGTTTCAAACAATTGAAGGTAAAGATCATCATTATTATTTATTAATATATGATAATATAAATGGTGTGTATGATGTTATTGAAAGAGTTGCATATAATTACAATACTGAATCATATGGATTCTTATGGAATAATAATAAATTAGATGATTTAAGAGTAGGCGATAAGATAAATAAAGGTGCACCTATTAAAACATCTATTGGTTTTGATGAGTATGGTAATAAAATGAATGGTATTAATTTAACCACGTTGTATGTATCATGTGCTCAAAATATGGAAGACTCTATAATATTATCAAAATCATGTGCTGAAAAATTAGCAATACCTTTGGTTAAAAATACGCCTATAACAATAAATGATAACGATATTCTTCTTAATCTTTATGGAGATGAAAATGTATATAAAACATTTCCTGATATCGGAGAAGAAGTTAAAAATGGTATATTTTGTTCTATACGTCGTATGGAAAATGAAAATATACTGTATTCTTTAAGTCAGCAAAATCTTAGAGATATAATGCTTTCGGATAGAAATATCCTTATGGAAGGCACTGTAGCAGATATAAATATATATTGTAATAATCCTGAAGCTCTTGGAGATTCACATTATAATGCACAGTTATTTTATTATTATAATCAAAGTCTTAGATTTTGTAAAGAAGTTAATGACATTGTTGGACCATTAGCTATGACTTCTAATTTATCATATAACTTAAAGAAATTTTATGGTAGATGTAGAGATATTATTTCTGGTAAGCAATTCTATAAAGAAAAAGTATTTAACCATGTTATTATGGAAGTTACAGTTATTCAGAAACTTCCTATGGAACCTGGCGATAAAATGTGTGATAGATACGGTGGTAAAGGTGTTGTATCTCAGATACTTGATGATGAGTTAATGCCTATGCTTGAAAATGGTAAAAGAGTAGAGGTTATTAAAAATCAGTCTACTTGTATCAACCGTGAAAATATCGGACAGCTTCATGAGCAATCTTTATCATTTATCGGAATGCGTCTTTTAGACTATTTTAGGATAGGACATATGACATATGGTGAACAAGTTAAAATGTTATATAAATTTATCTCGATGGTTGATAAAGAGCAGGCTGATGAAATGCTTTATTATATAGATCCAGAAGATGAATTTGAATGTAGAAATATAATTAATAGTATTTTAGAAGATGATGCTATTATTTTAACAACTCAACCATTTACTACATCTATTAATATAGATACTATAGAAAAAATATATGATGAATTTGAGTTTATAAAACCATATAAAATTATGATGCCTATGGAAGATTCTAATGGTAATATTAGAATGGTTAAAGCATTAAGACCTATGGTTGTAAGTAAAATCTATCATTATAGATTAAAACAGTACGCAGAAGAAAAATTCTCAGTTACTTCACTTTCTGCAACAAACTTAAAGAATCTTAATACACGTTCTAAAGCAAACAAGATGTATGAAGCTAAGTATACCAAAACACCTATCATGTTTGGTTTTATGGAATCTGGTGACTTGCTTCATATGGGAGTTCAATATGTTGTAATGAATCTTATGCTTTATTCGTCATCACCTCAAGGTAGAAGACTTGTTGAGCAACTTTTAGTTGGTGATCCATATAATATTGATATTAAATTAGATCAGAATTCTAAAAATAGAAATGCTGAAATAATTAATGCATTGATGGAAACTATGGGTCTTAGATTGACATTTAAAAGGATACCAAAACAAAGAAAAGATATGGTTCTTAATGTCATGGCTAAAATTGTACCACCTAGACTTCATAAACCTAAGACTAATATACGTGATGTTTTAGGTAGGTTTGATGAATTACAAATGCAATACAATGCGGCTCTCGATGATTATAAACGTGGTAATGGAAAAATGATGGCTGGTAAAGTAATGTGTAAGAAAGTTGGTGAGGAATATGGTCAAGTTAGAAAAGATGTTGTCGGAGTTGGAAAAAGGAAATCCAGAACTACTGAATGATACTAAAACTTGTGCAGAACTTAGCAACATGGCAGTTAATTTAATTAATTGCCAAGATTGGAATGAAGGTATGATTAATATGGCTAATTTAATATTAAGAATTAGTAATATTGCATACAATAATACAAGCAATACTTTACTTCCATTAGATGATGGTATATATGATCAGCTGGCTGTAAAGTATTATAACTATGATCCTAACTATCAAGTTGGTGCTGCTCCTATAATATTCAAGGAGCAGCCTCAAAATGAAGTTGAAACTGAAAAAGTAATGTGTGTAGCTGTAGATAATATGGATGATAAATTATTTACTAGAGATATTTGGAAACAGCATACTCCATTGCGTGAGATGAGACCTGTTAATATGTGCTTTTTAGTTAGAGAACCTATTACTAAAAGACTTATTAATACAGAACATAAATATCCAGAATTGGTTGGTACGTTAGATAAATGTAAATTTGTTTTAAACAATGATGCTGTTATAGCTAACGTATATGATAAACCATCAGTTCAGATATTTGAAAGGGATTTTATTCATAAGTGTTTGGATCAAGGAATAATATATCCAAATGAAGAATTTGAAATGGTAGCTGAATTAAAATATGATGGTATTTCAGTTGAGGCTGAAGTATGTGGAGATACAATTATAAGCGCACTATCTCGTGGAGATACTGGAGATAATATTGCAACCGATTTAACTCCAATATTTGGCGGATATAAATTTCATAATGCTAAAGATGTACCAACAGATATTACATTTGGCATGAAATTTGAGGCTGTTATAACTTATTATAACCTTCAGCGTTTATCAGAAGCCAGAGGTAAGAGTTATAAGAATGGAAGAAATGCAATAATTGGTTTATGTGGTGCAAGTGATGCTTACAATTACATAGATTATATTACATTAATACCAATAGCTACATCTCTGGAGATGGATAGAATTCCCGAACTTAATTTCTTAAATAAATATTATCATTCTGGAGAATATAATAGATTTTGTATTCTTAAAGGAGACTATCAATCTATATTATTTCAGGTCAAACAGTTTGTAGAATCTGCAGAGACTATTAGAAAGATTTTACCTTATATGATAGATGGAGTTGTAGTATCATTTATCGATAAAGATAAAATTAATAGGCTTGGTAGAATTAATTCAGTTAATAAATATTCAATGGCAATTAAATTTAATCCTCGCAACGCCAGAACTTTATTCTTAGGATATTCATATTCTATTGGTAAATCTGGTGATATTATACCGATGTGTCATTTTAAAGCCTGTGAATTCATAGGAGGTATTCACACCAAACAGACTATTCATTCATATAAAAGATTTAAAGAATTGAATCTTGCTGTTGGTGACGAGATAGATATTGATTATGTAAATGACGTAATCACCTATATTACGAAACCTGACACACAGCATAATAGAGATCAAAAAGAAAAACCTGTTGAATTTATCACTCATTGTCCATGTTGTGGTACTGAATTAATTATATCTGATTCTGGAAAATCTGCTAAATGCCCAAATGTAAAATGTTATGAACGTTCTATAATGAGAATGGTTGATATGATTGATAGATTTGGTTTTAAAGATTTCTCAGAAGAAACAGTTAGAGCTCTTAAATTAACTTCATTTAGTAAATTAATGAATTTAACTTATGAGCAAGTACAATTTTTAGGACCTATAAATAGTTCAAATCTACTATCTTATATAGAGCAACTTAAAAATTCTGAAATAATGGATTATAAGCTTATGTCAGCTTTCAGCTTTGATGGAATGGCAGATGAGACTTGGAAATTAATTTTTAGAAATTACACATTACAAGAATTAATGCATCAAATCTTTACTGATCATGAAAAATTAATTAATATAAATGGCATTGGTCCAAAGACAGTGGATGCTATTGTGGAAGGATTTTTATTATATGATAAAGATGTACAATATTGTATAGATAATTTCCATATTATTAATTCTAAAGGATTATCTACTGGTCCAAGGATAGCAATTACAGGATTTAGAGATTCTGCATTCATCCAGCTTTTAATTAATAATGGATTTGATGCAAGTGATAAATATTCTGTAACTAAAGATACATTTGCACTTATAGCAGATGATATCAATTCTATTTCATCAAAAGTGCAGAAAGCTAAAAAGTATGGAATTCCGGTATTTAATAAATCTGGATTCTTAGAAGCAAATAATATAGTTTTACAATAGCTTTAAACTTAATTATAAATGTATAATATAATTGAGTATAAAGATATACATTAATTATTATTTTATGGAGGAAAACCAAAATGAAAAATTTTAAAGAGACAACATTTGATGCAATGTACAAAAATTCAGCATATGCACTTGGCTTGTTCAGCAATATGGGTGCGGCTAAGACATATGAAGAAACAGAGATGCATCAGGCATTTGTAGTCAATAGTAATAGTATTGGCTTTGCTTTTGGCGATGATGATCGTCCTGAGCGTATTGTAAAGTCTTTCTTTACAGCAACAGCAGCATATTTATCAAAGGTTAAAGTTTCGAAGGCAGACGAAGCTGTAGCTATTGTTCTTGTAGACACATCAGGCAACTTTAAGTTTGCAGGTATTGTTGAATATCATGAAAATAAAGATAATCCTGATGAGCCTGGTAACTGGAGTTTTACAATGACATTTGATTCTAAAACTCTTGATACTTTGGAGAAGAGTAAGTCTCTTAAGAAATATCTGTATAGCTCAGATGCTTTTAAAGCTATCTTCGATAAAGTTTCTTATGATGTAGCATCTATTCAGTTCCAGCATACACAGTACATGTTTGATGCTTGTGGTCTTGTAATAGATACACTTCTTCAGGTACTTGATCGTGAAGCTAAAGAAGACGAAGTTGTTGATATTGAGCTTCCTGGATACTTTGTAGCATCAGTTTCAGTAGAAGATGGAGAAAAAGTATTTGCTATTACTCCTGATGGTCATCTGAAACAGGTTGTTAAAGACGATACAGCGCTTGATAAGTAAAATTATTATTGGGGTGAGATTAATTTCTCGCCCCAAATTATTTTATTTTTTGAAAGTAGGTGTCTGAGATGAAAAAAGCAGAAATTGATGGAAGACTATACAGTGTAACTGATATGGATGATTATACTGATCATCCAGATTTATATTCTCCAAAATTTACAGCAATTGAAAGACCAGGAGAATGTATCTTACCTATAAAAAGTAGAGTTGGAGAAACTGGTCCTGGTATTTATTACCAAAATGGAGCTATGGTAGCTATAGTTGAAAAACCGGATAACACGGCAGAATATGATCCGGATAAAATTATTGATTTTACTAATCCTAAATCTATAGGAGAGGTATTTGAAAAACAGCAAATAATTCGCGATATACAAGATGAAATAATGACTACTAGTGATAATGTATTATGTCTTAAAATAGGCGAAAAAGATACTCCTGAAATGAGAGCTTTAAAGACTGCTATTAATCTTAAGCGTATAGATACAAAACAATACGAAGATAGATTTGATCAATTTCAGAATGATATGAGATTACTTAAAGGTAATTCTATAACACTTGGTAAATTGATTAGTATTAGTAATGCTCTTGATATTTCTGTCGATCTTACTATTAGAGATAGAGATGAAAATACTCCTAATCCTATGCATCAAACCATAGTAATAGATCTTACAGAAGGGAGAGTTTAATATGAGTTGGTGGACACATATAACAGCATCTCTTGATGTAGACACATATATTGAAAGTGATAATATCAAAGAGCATGTAGAAAAATTACTTGAAAAAGCACCAAAAATAACAGGTAGCGAAGGCCCTGCAGATGTGTTTGTTAATGTACTTTCTGGTCATAATCATAGTATTTATGATGACGAAGGATTTAGAGAATTTCAAACGAGGGTTGTAATTACTATTATTGGAGATTTAAGAGATAGATATAAGGATCAAACTGAAGATGAATGGAATAAATTCAAAGCCTTTATTGGTGAAGATGAAAACGATGAATCATTTATTAAAGATCCTAATGGTTTAAATTTCACAATAAGAAACTATTCTTGCAATATTATGGGGTGCTAATTATGAATCAAAGAGAATTTATTTATAATTTTAATAATACTCATAGACCTAAATTCACTAAAGAATTATTTCAAAGATCAGATGATGATCTTATTGAAGCTATTAAAGCTGTAGTATATTCATGCGAACGTGATTCTGTCTTTACAATTAAAATTACTAATTTTCAGGTTATTGATGACTATGATGATGTAAATCATATCCTTTGGGAATATGAAGATAATATTCTTAGCAAAGGTAAAAAATCTGAAGATGGAAAAAGTGTTTATAAAGCAAAAGATAATCAATATAATTTTATTAATTTAAAAGATTCAGACCTTAAAATTATAAAAGTTGATTATTTTATACAAATTTTTGAAAAGAAGAATGGTTTAGTAAGCGATAATATCACAGTATATATTGCTATACCTAGGATTGTTGATGGTTTCTATTTTAGACTAAATGGAAATATGTATTCTGCAATGTATCAGATTGTAGATGCTAGTACTTATAATAATAGTGCTGCAAAGAATGCTAAGAAACAATCTATAACTTTTAAAACTATCTTTATGCCTATAAGAGTTTATAGATATATGAATACTCTTAAAGATTTAAATGGACGAGCAATTCCATGTACATATTTTGTAGGAAATATGTTTAAGAAATCTTTATTGCTAATGAAATATATATTAGCAAAAATGGGATTTTATGAATCTATGAAATTTCTTGGTATAAAAGGTGTTTATTTTACCAAATCATTTAAAGAATTCAATTCTGATGATAATTATATTTTCCCTGTAAAAGATGCATATATTGTCGTAAATAAATTAATGTATGATTCTGTTCAAGTGGTTCAGTCATTTGTATATACATTATATACAGTTTATAATGTAACAAAGAATATATCTTTCTCAGATGTATTTACTAATAGTGAATGGGTTAAATCTCTTGGTATGGAATTCACTACAAAAGATTTTGATAGTATACATGAAAAAGGTTATAATATCTTAAATTCACTTGATTTTATTTATGATGATATAACAATGAATGATCTTAAACTTGATATGGAAGATAAGTCAGATGTGTATAGAGTGCTTCGTTGGATGATGTATGAGTTTAACTCATTACGTCAGAAAGATAATCTTGACATATCTACAAAGAAAATAAGATGGGCTGAATATATAGCTTCTTATTATGCTTCCAAGTTAGCAACTGGTATTTATAGAATTTCTGATAAAGGTGATAAAGCAGATCTTACTACGATTAAGAAAGCTTTACAAATATCTCCTATGTATCTGATTAATTCTATAAGCAAATGTCAGTTAGTTAACTATAAAGATTGTGTTAATGATCTCGATGCTATTACTGCACTTAAATATACATATAAAGGTGTATCTGGTATTGGTGAAAAAGCTAATGCAATATCAAATGCATATAGATCTATTCATCCATCTCATCTTGGCAGAGTTGATATAGATAGTTCTTCTAACTCTGATCCTGGAATCAGTGGTACAGTTTGTCCACTTGTTTCATTATATGATAATCATTTCTCAGAATATACTGAACCATCAACATGGGAATCGGATCTTGCTAAAGTAATTGATACTTATAATAAGATGATTGCTAAAAAAGAAATGTGTAGAATTGTAGGATCAATTAAAGATGAACAGAAAAATAATGAGGTGCTCAATGAGTGTATACAAGTCGCTAAGAAATTAGTTGATTATTCGTTATTTACTTATTCACAAGAAGAATTTATCGACGGATTTGATATCTTTGGTGATGGTTTAATGTATTACGAAAGATTTGATTAATAAAAACGGAGGTGCTGGTGCTATGAATAATGCATCATCTATGTATCTTAGATATTTCGTATATTCAGCCGAAGAAGAAGCTTTACAGATAAAAGTACACGGTCCTAATACTTCATTTGGAACCGTATCAGTTAGAGGTGTTCCAAAAAGATACACATCTATTGTTAGAGATCCTAATGACTCTAAACCTGATGCTATTGTACTTATCAAGGGCGATATTCGAAAAATTAAATACACACCACCTCAGAAAAAATAAATTACAAAATTCATATTACGGTAGAGAGTACTAAAACTCTCTACCTATGAATTCTGATATGGAGGTAATTTTTTATGATTGAGATGGTTAATATTGTTCCTTCTGGAGCTTGTCCTAAATGTGGGCATAAACAATTTGTCGTACTTGAAAGTCAACTTAGAAAGTTTCTTACAAATGCAGATGGAGAAACTATAGATCATTCTGAATTGGATTATAATGCAGAAGGAATGTGCTGTAATTGCAATTCAGTATTTAAAATGATGCCAACGTGGAAAGGATTTATTCCATTAACACGATTAAGAGAAATTATGTTTGATTATTCACCTCATGCTTTAGAAGTAGGCGATTCAACTTGGGATGATGTAATAAATCCTATGGAGGCGATTGAATGAAAGGAAAATACGGGTTTAATCCTATAGAGATATTCTATGATGAATTACTTAAAGGATTTACCTATTATAATATAGATACTGATTATGAAGAAATCGATAATATACTTAAATTAATTCTACTTAATAATGGATGTAAAGAAGATCCAAATTCAAATCAGTATCAAAAAATTAGTGATATTATAGTAGATGAATATGAAGTACGTTTTATTACCGGTATGGTTGGAAATGATGCTACAGAGTGTTATGATTTCTTAATATTCAATGGTAAGAAAGTACTTGTAATATTTGTTGATTATTTTAATTTTTTAACTGAAAACGAACCAGAAGAAACTGATCCATATAAGTTAAAAATTATAATTGGAAATTCTATATACTATGACGCTATTAGGAAAATAGTTGAAGTATTTTATTTAACAACAGAACCTATGCCTGGCGGATTATTAACTACAGCTATGGCTACAATTCAAAGATGGAATCAGGCAATTATTGCTATTCATATACTTAATCATTTTAAACCTGTTGATGATATCGATGTTTGTGACATCCCTATTAATGAAGTAAATGATATATTAAATAAAGATATAAAAATACAATTATATGGGATAAGGAACATTTAAAATAATGAATATGTAAAAGTACGTATATTTAATTATATAATATATATGTGTATGTATATAAGAATTCTTTTATATGTGCTTTTCTTTTAGTATATAATAAGGTGCTACGAAGCCTATAGACGTCTTGGAGCTCAAAGACTATTCTAAGGATTACAGGAGCAGTAGTAAATGGAGTGAAATGAACGGCCTTATTATATACATTTTACAAATGCCGGTGTGGTGGAATTGGCAGACACCCAGGACTTAAAATCCTGTGGTAGCAATACCGTACCAGTTCGAGTCTGGTCACCGGCACCATTTCTCCTTTTGCATTCTTAGAAGGTAGAACCGCATGGTTGCTTGTTAAAATAATTTTGGATGTATTAACAAAAGTTATTGGATTTTTGTATTTAACATCACTTGTTATTACATCGTTGCAGCTTAGCTCTTTAAGGTGGGAGACTGCTGTAGGATCAAGTGCTTTGCAACTCATGTCGTTCGCCACACAGAGAGTTTTACCGTATACAGCGGCTAACGCAAATCTAAAGAATGCTTCTTTTTCTTTTAGTGGATAAAGCCTACATTTGGTTGAAACCTGACGGGGTTGAGCTCATATAATTGCGGTTGCATAATATGTTTGCTATCGCGATTATGTTTTATAAAATCCTCGATAATAGCTTAAAAGGTTGCAGATGCTTCAGGTAGTAGGTGCGCACCGACCAAATAAACATTCCTCCTTAGCTCAGTCGGTAGAGCATGCGGCTGTTAACCGCAGAGTCGTTGGTTCGAGTCCAACAGGGGGAGCCACTTAAGTGATCGTATTATGAATGCTCGTGGGGCCCATAATCTAGGAGGTTCATGCGTGAACCTCCTATCACTTATCCCTAAACATTCCTCAATAGCTCAGTCGGTAGAGCATGCGGCTGTTAACCGCAGAGTCGTTGGTTCGAGTCCAACTTGGGGAGCCAATAAATTTAATAAGGTGCTACGTGGCTGATAGTATGAGGCAAGGACCGTTTCAAACGTGGAAAATAAGTAATACTACTTTTCAGCTGTGTGCTGTAGTAAATGGAGTTTGATGAACAGCCTTAATAAATTTAAAATGATCTATGATCCCCTACGTAGATCAAACTTGAGTCGTAGCAATACGACTTAAATGTAAGGTGCTACGAAGCCAGACAGAAGGTAGTGATTAGAGTTAAATAAAGTACACGAGGTAATGCTCGGAGGAATCTAATTGCGAAATATGGATACCTTGACGGAACCCAGCAGCAGTAGTAAATGGAGTGAGATGAACAGCCTTATTAATTTAAAACGGCCTGGTAGTTCAGTTGGTTAGAACGCTAGCCTGTCACGCTAGAGGTCGTGGGTTCGAACCCCATCCAGGTCGCCAGCCCCTAGTATCGTTAGGAATAGAGATATATTTTGGGAGCAAATAAATGTAAGGCAAAACATTATTTGCAGGGTTATAGGAAACGATACTTCCTATTATTGATAATAAAATGGTTAGACTACAAAGCCCTTTGAGTAAAAGGAATCTGGTAGTCATATAACGGGGAAATTAAATATTTAATATTATCAACAAGAGCCAGTCACTTGCCTTATGACTGGGGATCCTCGGGGTATAGCGCAGTTGGTAGCGCGCTTGTTTTGGGAACAAGATGTCGGGAGTTCAAGTCTCTCTACTCCGACCAGTTGCACGTTGCGACCTCCTGTAAGTATTTTGCAAGTGAAAAATTTGGTAGTTATGCTTCTACCTAGGCAAAAAGCAAGAAGATTTAATGAAGTGGTAGGAATTAAATCTTCACATTTATTTTCTTATTTCTTTCGACCTTTCTTTGAGAATAGAAAATATTTGCAGTAGAGGCCTAGCCAGCCTCTACTTATAGTTTTATTTTTTTTTCATTCCTTCACAAACAAAATAGTAACTGGAGGGATGAAAATGGAACTTAAAGAAATGTGTAGAATTGTACATCCTTACACATGCCCTATATGCGGAAATGATATGTTATTTTTTACTAGAAATAGAAATAATTCTATTATAGATTATAAGGAATTATATAATTCTAATCAAGATACAAACGAATTAAAAGAATTTCTTGCTGAAAGAAATGTAGAATATTTAAAATGTGTTATTTGTAAAAATACATTTATTATTGATTGGACTAAAGGGTATGCAAGACCGTTAAGGCATAAAGAAACATTAAAACAATTTGGATATAAATTTAAAGAGTGAGGGTTTACCTCACTCTTATTATTTTTTATAATAAAATGTAAGATAATATAAAGCCGTATACATTTAAATAAAAAGATAATTTGGATGGGAGGAAATCTTATGAGATATAAAAGTATAGAATTGCATAATTATGCTGGTATATATAACGGTATGGGATTAACTCAAATAAAAATAGACTTCACAAAATGTATAACTAATAAGATCATTATTAAAGGAAAAAATGGTTCTGGTAAATCTACTTTACTGAATGCAATAAATCCAAATCCAGATAATAATGATTATTTTATTCCAAATTCAGAAGCTAGAAAAACAATAGTATTGACTGAAAATGGAATTGATTATGTGATTAGATATATACATCCTGTAAATAGTAATGGTATTAGAGGTACTACTAAAGGATACATATCAAAAACAATTGATGGTCAATTAGTAGAATTAAATCCTAATGGTAATATATCTTCTTGTAAAGATATTCTTTATGATGAATTTAATATGGATAGTAACTATTTATCATTAGCTAAGCTTACTACAGAAAATAGAGGATTGGTTGATTCTAGACCTGCGGAACGTAAGAAATTGGTCAATTCTATTATTCATAATCTTGAAACTTATAATAATATAAATAAGATATTAACTAAGAAAGCTTCTACTTATAAATCATTAATTAATTCATTAACTTATAAAATTGATTTTATAGGAAATGAAGTTCAGCTTAATGCTAAGCTTCAAAATATTGAAGGTAGAATAGCAACTCTTGAAGAAGAGAAGAATACTACAATAGAAGCAATTGCTGCAGTTAAATTAAAAATTTCTGAATATATTAAGATTCTTAGAGATAATAATTATGATGATATCGTTAGCGAGCTTAAAGATTTAAATGCTTCTATAAGAATTGTAAAATCTTCCATTAATTCTCAATTAACTTTCTATAAGATTATGGATATAAATACAATTAAACCATTTCTTGATAATATTGAGAAACAGATTGTATCTTTAGAAACAAAGAGGGAAGCATTAAAAACAAAGATTCCTGTATTATTAACTAGAAGAGAATCTGAGTTTAAAAGTCTTCAATCTAAAAAAGAGCAATTAAATGCTCTTCAATCAGATTATAATTATGAAGATATAAAACAAATTACAGAAGAAGCTAGAAGAATTATTGCTGAATATGATGAAATTTTTAAACAAATGAGATTAAGCAATATTAATATTATTACTAAGACAGAGTTTGATTCTGCTATGGAATCTCTTAAGTACTTAAAAGAATCTGCATATAATATATCTAGCTCATATTCTTTAGTTGATATATCTCAAGTAATTAATAATAGAAATGATGTTGTTGGTTATATAAGAGCTATTCCGTCATATAAAGAAAAATTAACTTCTCTTAGAAGTAAATGTGATGAGTTAAATAAACAGTATTCAAAATTTGTTTCTAAAAGAGAATTAGCATCAGAGTTAGTTAATAGACCAAAGAATTGTAAAATTGATAATTGTCCATATATAGAATCTGCAGTTAAAGCTAATCTAGAATATCCAGAAGCTGAAATGATTAGATTAGAAAATGAAATAAATGATATGAATAAAGAAATATTATTTATAGAGCATGAGATTGAGCAATTTAATAGGTATTCCGAAATATTATCATATATAACAAATATTGAAAGGGAGCTCAATTCTAAAATTGGATTTATTAAGAAACTTCCTATAAGAAAAGACTTTCAACAAACTTTTTTATATAGAGTATGTGAAATGGATAAATTTGAAGATATTGATGAATTATATAAATTTGTAGACTGTGGAAATATGATTGAAGAATATAAAGTTGCAAAAGAGCAATTGATGAAATATGAAGCAGAATATAAATTATATGAATCTAGAAATAATATTATAGAATCTATTTTAATTGATATTGAAGATTTATCTAAAAAATTAGATGAAGTTGCTAATGAGTTAGATAGTGATAATAATTCTATCAATGAGATAGAACAATCATTAGAAACATTAGAATCTACCAAACAAAAGGTATCAAATTTATATTCTAAAATTAATGATTCACTAATGCCATCAGAACAAAGACAGGAAGAATTAAATAAAATAAAATCAACACTTGACTCTAATACATCTGAATTAAATGAACTTGAAATACAACTTGGTAAATTAAATGCTAATAATAATACTATAATAAATGATATAAAATCACTTACAACTGAAAGAGATAATATTAGACACTCATTGGTAATGCTTGTTGATTATAGAAAAGAATTAGCAGAATATCAAGATAAGTTCGTTAAGATAGAAAAGATTAAATATTATTCATCTTCATCTACAGGAATTCAGACTTTATATATGCAATTATATATGAATAAAATATTATCTACTGCAAATGAGTTATTAGCCATGTTATTTGATGGTGAATTTGCATTACAACCATTTGTTATTAATGAGCAAGAATTTAGAATTCCATGTTTAGGTTCTGGATTAATGCATGATGATATAAGTTCTATGTCTACAGCTCAGAAATCAATGATAAGTATGATATTATCATATTCAATTTTATATCAATCTCAGAGTAGATATAATGTGATATCTCTTGATGAAATGGATGGTTCATTAGATGGTTCTAATAGATCTTATTTTATGACTTTATTAGATAATCTTATGAATATTCTTAGATGTGAACAATGTTTTATTATATCCCATAATAGCGAATTAATATCTGAACTTGCAGATATTATTATGCTTAAAGATGTACCTGGAGCTAACTATGGCGGTAATGTAATTTGGAGATATTAAAACAATATAGGCACCCGTAGGGACCAACCCTACGGGCGTCTATTTAAGGAGAGTGTAAAATGACAAAAATATTTCTTGTGTTGATTTTGTATTCTATATTCTATGATAATGTCTATTCATAGAATCTAGAATAAAGAAAGGAAACAAAACTATGAAACCACTACGTGATTTATAAATATGTTAATTAATATTCTGTTATACTGGTATCTCCACCATTAATACAGATGAGAGGATATGTTACTGATCTATTACCGTCTTTAGCAAATCCACCTCTCACATTAATATCAAGATCATATATATAAGAGCTATCTGGTTTTTCTACATTTGGAACTGGTTGGCGGGTAATTTTATCAACTACTTCAAACCAACGATTTCCAGTTGTAGAATCATACATTACAACAGTTTCAATTGCGCCTTTTGCTTCAAGTAACATTCTATTTTCTGCAGGATTTAATCCAGCTTCCCACATTTGCTGATCGCTACCAAGAGACATCATAGGAACAGATGGACCTGTTTGTCCTCCAGCCATAATATCTTGCATTGATGGACCAAGAATTCCAGGACCAGCGCCAATAGGTGTATTGATAAATGCATCATAAAGATTTGCAATTCTAGCGTTATCATCTTCTTCTGATGCAGAAACTTTAACTTGTTTAAGTCTATCAAGTTCAAGTTTATTGATACTATTAATTGTTGAATTCTTTTCTTTAATAGCTGAAAGTTTGGTACCTAAAATAGATGTAGCAGTTTGAGTCATTTCATTAACAATACTATATTTGTTACGAAGAGTTTTATTGCTACGAACCATATTCAATTCGGTAACTATTTCAGCACCAAGCATATTTAATTGAGCTATAGTTTCATCAAGCTGTTGATTGGTTTCAACATACGCACCAGCATATGGTATGTTTTCTTGAATATAGCTCATACTAGTAGCAGGTACAATTGTAGAGTTTGATTGCGATTTAACAATTTCTGTAGAATCACTTTTTTTGCTTTTTTTCTTTTTTGTTTCGTCTACTGTTTCAACAACTACAGCAACTTCTTGTTTGAGATCGTGATTTGAATATTCGTTAGAATCTTTAACAAATTTATTAATATTAAAAGACATAGTTAAAGAACCTCCTTTAAGATTTTACTTTTTTGTTTGTGAAATAAAAAAGCACAAAATATACTCGTGCCACCCCACAGCACGAGTACGGTATATATGCTAAAATTTTAAGAGGAAATTTATGATAAAAAGGAGTTTTCACTATGCCTTTTACGAGCAAAGTTACAAAAACGAAAAACTACACACAACACACAAATCTGGCAAGAAGATATATAAAAATGATTTGGTTTTATGGGGTGTTATGCCTAATCATTATAGTTATGTTAATTGCCAAAATACGTCGGTTTATACGATTAAACAAAGTCTAGTACAATGAAATAATGTAAATTAGGAGGTAAAATTATGGATAAATCATTTATTAAAGGTTATCCCATAGGTGCTAATATATCTCTATTAAATATAATATATCATAAACCTAAAAAAGATATTGAGACTGGAAAATATGGAAAAGATAGTATAGATATAATTTATAAAGATATGGATACTATGGAAAAGAAAGTCCAACATATTTCCGAACCAGAATATACTTATTGGATGACAAATGAAGGTGTACCTGTAGATTATAATAAATTATGTATTGAAGAAAAAGATGTTTATCAAGTTACTTGTAAATATAATGATTTGAAAAAAGATATAGCTGAGAGAACTGGTAATCTTGAGTTCTTTTATGATAATCTTCGTACAGGAAATGCTAGAGATAATGATAAGTTATTTCAGATACCTTCTATATTTGGTGCTGATATGCATATTGAAGATTTTTATAGATATAGATTTGATTTATTATATAAAAATGAACAGTTTAAACCCACTAAATTGTACTTCGATATCGAGGCTGATACTATTGATATGAGAGGAGATTTTCCTGAACCTGGAGAATGTCCTGTAAACGCCATAACATTAGTTGATGATATTAATAAAAAGGTATATACTTTACTTTTAGATAATTACAATAATCCATTAATTGATTTATTTAAAACGGAAAAAGATATACCTATAAAAATAAAGCAATTTGTTCAAGATACAGTTGGTGGTTGGAAACAAGAACATCGTTTAGGTCTTGATCCATTTGAATATAAAATCATGTTTTATGATGAAGAAATAAAATTATTAACTGATGCATTTAATGTAATCAATATAATTAAACCAGATTTTTCAATAGCATGGAACATGCCATTCGACTTACCGTATCTTATTCAAAGAATTATTAATCTTGGATATGATCCATGTGAAATTATTTGTCATAAAGATTTCAAGGTTAAAGAATGTTATTATTACGTTGATAAGAGGGCTGATAAGTTTGAAGAACGTGGAGATTATGCTCAAGTATCTTCATATTCTGTATATATAGATCAATTAGTTACATTTGCATCTCGTCGTAAAGGTCAAAGAGCAATAGCATCATTTAAACTTGATTATGTTGGTGGATTAATAGCAGGTGTTAAGAAACTTGATTATTCTAATATTACAACTAATATATCTAAACTTCCTTATCTAGATTATAGAACTTTTGTTTTCTATAATATTATGGATACAATTGTTCAGTTATGTATAGAAAATAAAGTTAATGATATAGACTTTGTATATTCTAAAGCTATGACTACAAATACAAGATATTCTAAAGTTCATAGACAGACAACTTATCTTGTTAATCGTGGTGTTAAAGATTTTAGAAATATGGGTTATATTCTTGGATGCAATACTAATAAGAGCAATGAAAAAGTTGGATTTGCAGGTGCATTTGTAGCCGATCCGACTTTAGTAAGTGAGAAACCTAGAGTTAAAATAGATGGTCGTCCGACAATGTTATGTGATAATTTGGATGACTTTGACTATAAGAGTCTGTATCCGTCTATTATTGATGAATCTAATATGAGCCCGATGACACAGCATGGTAAAGTATTCTTCCCTGAAGTTCTTGATCCTAAGGAGAATAGATTTAATAATCCATATTATGATAGAACAGTATGGTTTATGGAAGATTTCATATCTCATGATAGACTTAATTTTTGTCAAAGATATCTTAATCTTGCAGGCTATTTGGATATGTATTATGATATAATAAAATATTTTTCAACCATTAAAGCTCCAATGAGAGGATTATATTCAAGTGATACTATTAATGGTGGTAGAATTATGTGTACTATAGTTCCTAATAAAAATAAGAGAGAAATGTGTATAATTGTGGATAATTCTGTTGGTAGAGAAATGTGCTATAAGCAAGAAAGGATGAGTAAATTTGAATATAACAACCAGTGAATTAGTATATATTAATGAAGCTGCTAAAGCTTTAAAACAAAAAGATTTTGTTCTTATTGATAATGCTATAATTGGACTTGATAATATTCAATATATAGTAACTTATGTCTTGTTAGATAGCAATTTCATAAATAATTATTTTAATGGTATTATAATTAATCAGCGTTCATTATCTGCATTTATTAAAACTATATCTATAGAATCAGATTTTGAATTTGATTCTATAGATACAACTCTTAGAACAGTTGGTGGGGGAGAATTATTAATTGGTCTTGATCAAAGAATAATATCTTTTGCTTATAATAAATATAAATATGCCATATCAATTGATAATACAACTCAAATAGCCATTAATGAAGTTGAAATACCTGAAATTTTAAGTAAAATTCAAAGTATGAGCAAAGCAGATGGTGCTGCTAGTGTAATTTATGAAGGTTATTATATGACTTTATTCTCATCAATATTACCAACTACAAAAAGTGATAAATTATACTTACAAATATTTCAACCTGACTTGATTCATACATTTATTTCAAGATTTCGTATTAGTAAAAAGAAATTTAATATAATAACTTATATAAATTTTATAAAAGTACAATAAATACGGTTGTGGGTATATTACCCACAACCTAGGTATTTTAGCCAATGGCGAACATGAGAATAAATTATAAGAAAGGAGTGTGTTATTATGCCTTCACAACAAAATGAACAGAAACCTCGTACAGGTGTATTGCGTAGATTAGCTACCCTTGTTCAAGGTAATATGGATGATATGTACCGCACAACATATTTTGCAGACCCGCATAATAAAGATCAATTACAGGCTATAAAAACAGATATAACTACATCTATTAAAGATATAATGAATGTTAACTCTGATAATATTGGCGAGCCTAATATATCTAGATTATATGAACGACTTCTTTTAAGTTCTCAGGGAGATCCAGATACTGTAAAAGAGTTTGAACGTATATTTGGTGATAATGAATTTATTAATAATTTAACAAGTTCATATTTAGACAATAGATGGATTAAGGCTGTTGATACTGAAATTGATGAGGTATTAAGATATATGCCTAAACTTCAAGAAGCTCTAGATACAATTAGAGATAATATATTAGCATCAGATAGCTTTTCAAAAGATTTTCTTAATATAGAATCTAAATTGTCACCAACTAGAGAATCTGAGGAACAGTTTGCAAGAAATATTAACGATATGAAAAATCGTTATAATATGCTTAAGTTAACAAGTGAGATTTATGAAAAGACTTCTAAATATGGCGAAACTTTTGTATACTGCGTTCCGTATAGTAAAGCTATAAGAAAACTTATAGATAGAAAAAATTCCACTACAGATGATAGAAATATTAAAGTTAGAACAAATTTTGAATCTGGAGAAGTACTTATTGAAAGTGGTATATCTGAATTTGAACCTGTAAAGGTTTCATCTTCTAATGATTATAAGCTTAACGAAACAGAAGATAATTTTAATTTTGATATTAAAATAGAAAATGGAATAATTTCTTCTATTGTTGAAAATGAAAAGTCTGCTAGAGAACAAAGAAAAGTAGTAAGAGAGCAATCTCTTACAGAGCAATACTTAATGGAATTAGCTATTAATGGCAGTTCTGATGTTATTACAGAAGGAATTGATTCAATTGCTAATGATGGTAAACCATATGCATTTGACAATTCAATGAATCATGATCTTGAAATGGGGGCAAAAATTCCTGCACACCATAAATTTGATCGAGTGCTCGATGATGATTTACAGCTCCCTAACGAGGATGATACGACAGCTGACGGACTCTATACTTCCAATAAAGGAAATTCTAACATTAAAGACATGAATGGCTGTATAGTTAAAATTCTTAAGCGTGAAAGAGTAACTCCTATAATTCTTAATGATATTTGTTTAGGATATTACTATTTTGATTTTGATGATCAAGCAGCATTATTTGAAGAAAGACATACAACAACTGGAATGGTTAATACTATTACTGGTTTAAGAAGTAATGGTAGATCAGAAGCATTTGATTCTATACAAAGAAGAGAAGAACTATTAAGAAGCATTGCCAATAACTTGGCAGATAAAATTGATGCTAAGTTTATCAATGCCAATCAGGATCTTAAAAAAGAGATTTATTATATCCTTAAATATAATGATTCATTTAATGCCGCTGCTGGTTCTACTAATAATATTCGTGTTAGTTATATTCCACCTGAAGATATTCATCATATTTATTTTGACCTTGATGAAGATACTGGTAGAGGTATTAGTGATCTTAATCTTAGTTTAATTCCTGCTAAATTATGGGTTGCTATTTATATTACTAACTGTTTAGGTGTTATGACACGCGGTAACGATAAGCGTGTTTATTATGTAAAACAATCTGTTGAATCTAATATTTCTAAAACTTTATTAAAAACAATTAATGAAATTAAGAAATCCAATTTTGGTATCAGACAGATTGAAAATATTAATTCAGTTCTTAATATTACTGGTAGATTTAACGACTATATCATCCCCCGTGGCAATGATGGTCAGTCTCCGATTGATGTTGAAGTTATTCAGGGTCAGCAAATTGAAATTAAAACTGATTTGCTTAATCTTCTTGAAGAGTCTGCTATTAGCGTTACTGGTGTGCCAATGGAAATAATCCAAGCACGTTTATCTCCAGACTATGCAATGCAGCTTACTATGGCTAACTCTAAATTTTTAAGATTTACTTATAGCCGTCAAGGAGAGTTCCAAAAAGTAATAGCTCCGTTATATACTAAGATTTATGATATTGAATATGGTTGTAATGATCAGATAACTGTAACATTACCTCCTCCGTTATTTATGAATATGATTAACTCAGGTCAGCTTATTACTAATACTAGTGATTATTGTGAAAACGTTACTAATATTATAATGGCTGACGAGCCTAATGAAGTGATTAAAGCTAAGTTTGCAAAAGAACTTAAAATCTATCACTTAGGATCATACTTAAATATGGATGTTATCAAACAAATTATAAATAAAGCAAAACAAGGTGCCACTGAAGATACAATATCTAATCCTGAGAATCTAGCTTAAAGAAAATATATCCCCATGGGATTGCTCCCATGGGGAATAATTTATATAATTTTAGTAAATTACTCAGTAATAGCTTCAACACCAGTGTATGTTGCAACATCATACTCTGTGCCAGTTACTTCGATACCAAGATCTTTAGCTCTGCCAGTACCAGCGTATCTATCAAGAGTCTTGCCAATTTCATTAATACCGGTGTAATTGTATTCATCGCTATTAACGATAATCTGACGAGCTCCAGCTTCAGCGCTAAGAAGATAATCTAACATAGCCTGAGCAGCTTTATCAATCTTAGTAGACTGTACAGGATATCCACTAAACTTAACGTTAACATCTCTCTTACCGATATCACCCTTGGTGTAGTTATACATATCAAGGTCAGCAGAGTTTAACTGACAACCTAAGAGAAGGTATGCAGCTTCAACTTTACGCATTGTGTTATCTGTATTGATAAAGAGGAATGTAAATACTTCGTTTTCGAAACCAGGCTCCATCTCACCAGAGTGAATTAAACCATGGTAAGTTTTAACCTGAGTACGAGGATCCTTAATACCAGTAAGATATAATTTAGCAAACTTTGTAAGAGGACTACCAGATTTCTCTTCATAACCAAGAGTAAACTCTGCAGCATTCATACCATTAATTCTAGAAATTACGTTAATGCTATTTAACTCATCGCCAAGAGTAATAGTATCTGCAGAAAGGTTATCAAGACCATCAAAGCTCTTGAATTCATATTCGATAATATGAGCCCAGTTATTAACTAACTTATTATAGTTTGCATCCTTAGATGCCAATTTCTCCATGAATTTAGGAATCTGACAAATAATGAATGCAGCATAACCAGTTTCATAAGGATTAAACTGAACGAGAGAGCCAAAGTCCGGAACACCTCTCATAAGACGATAAGTAGTCACATCTTTAAAATCTTTAGTATTTTCAAATAATGAACTTACTTTCTTATTCTGATCCATAACATTCGCATTTGCAGGGTTTGTTACTGTCCAATCTCTTTTAATAGCCATATTCGTTCACCTCCTTAAGAAATAGCAATAATCTTAAAGTACTCTTCCTGAATGAAGTTCTTGAACTGTACTTTAAGTACTGCATAGAATATATTATTCTGCTCATATCTCTCGTCAGCCATATATTCGCAAGAAATGCTCTTAAACGAAGAACTATATTCTCTAACAATTGCCTGAACGTCAGAAATATATGTCTCTAAATCGTCACCATCAAGGAATGTATAACGAGTCTGAGGGCATTTAGTACGGATAGTTTTAATAACATCCTGAACGAGCATGATATTATGCAAGTAAGATAACTGTGAGTATGTTGTATCATTTACATACATGGTCTCCATTACAGGAACACCATCATATAAACTAAGATAGTTTACATTCATTTCTACAAGCTCTTGTTTCTCATCAAGACCAGGAATTGATACGGGGAAGAAGTTTACAGAATTTTCAATAATACCATCGAATACGATGTTATTAGCAATGCCTGCAAACGGACGACCTACACCCTTAGCAATATGATTTGTCATTTTATCAATGAGAAGATAGGGCATTGTTACAGTGATTTCTTTCTTTGAGAAAGGATCAATAATATTGAAATAGTTGTGGTAAAGAACTGAGTTATTGCTGGGTTTAATACCAGAAGTCTCATCTCCTTCTCTATATCCAGTAACAATTTCTTTAATACCATAAAGTGAATTTGCTTCTTTACCCAAGTCAGTTAAGAATACCATATCGCCTCTAAAATCAATGAGATCGATAATAGCGTTTTTAACTTTATTAGACCATGCGCAGTCAAAGGTACAATCAATTTTATATGCATCTAAATCATATATAATTGTATCAAATTTTGAATTTTCACGATCTGCGGGTGGTGTGATAGCTTCAAGCATAAGTTTTTCAATTTCATCAGTGTTGTTCATAGGAACACTACCCATTGCACCATATGAACCATTCTTTAATTGAATACCTGTAATAGCTGATAAATCACATAAAACATCTATGATATCTTCGGGTCTATTGCTTTCCCATACACTATGTTCTTCTCCAGCTGTTGCAATACCAGAAATAAGATTGCCCTTAAGATCACAACCATTAATAAAATCAAGATTGATTAAACCTGCAACAGGGATGCTTTCGCCATTAGCGTCTACAGCTGTTTCAGCAAGTTTTGAAACTAAAGCGTATACTCCCTCATCATATAATTTAACACGAACCTGATTAGAATTAGCTCTAATTTTAGGATTAAAGCCTTGAGCTGCACCATTTGTAATGATGTCGGGATTCATTGAAACGATGATGTTTTCAAGTGTTTCATTATTTTCAATTACTTCAAATGAATATTTAGCATAATTTGCATTGCCTCTATTTCTAGATACAGAATATTCTGGAGCAATACGAATGCTAGCTGCACTTACACCACGACCCATTGCGGTAATAGTAAGTAACGGAATGTCATTAACATCTTTCTTACCCTTTACACCATCTTCACAAGCTTTTTCAAAATCTGTACAACCTGCAACAGAAGTTGTATAGAAATAAACATTTGATGTATCGCCTTTATTAGTTGCAGTACCGTCGCCAATTTCAAGTTTGCTAGTTTTTACTACTCTGGCCATAACAGTAACATTAGCAAGAGCTGCATCGTCACTAACTAAACGTTTACCTAAAACATAGGCTCCGCTTCTAAGTGCCTGAGCTACAGTAAGCTGTGCCTGACCATGCTTAGCAAAACTCATACCACCTTTGGTTTTTGTAAATCCATCAAATCCAGTTAATAATTCCCAACCTTCAGAACCTTTATCACTTGTATAAAGCTGCATATACAAAGCAATATTATTACCTGAAGCTGTGGTATCTATAGTCTGAGTTTGTAACTGATTAACAATCTCAAAACGAGATTTAGGATAACCCTTCATATTGGTATTACCTCCTTATAGTTGTTTTTAATTTATTTATAAATAAACTAAAGCGTTAGCTTTACTGATATGTTTATAAAAGCCGCTATACCATGACTATCTTCTCTAATGGAGAATCCTTATGAGTCTTAGATGTCATAGCAGCTGCAATAGCTTCATCTGCGTTATCAGAGGTTACCGCAGTAAACGCAGAAGTGTACTTTGGAACCTTATCTATAGAAATTGCTTTGTATGCTAGCATATCATTTGTATCAGCAATACGAAATGGCTTACTAAGATCACTTTCACTACGGTATATTTCAGATATAACCATACCTATAATTTGAGCTGATACTTTATAATCAAATTTACATAATTCTGCATTTTTAAGTATGTAATCTTGTATTTGATTATAAGGAATATTCTCTGGTAAATTACCACGTTTGAATATATTAATAAACTTTTCCAATACTGCAAAATCTACAGGTATTTGTGTGGAACAAATTAATTCATCGCCATTTTTAAAATGAAGTAATCTGTATGCTTTAGGTTCTTTTGTACCTTCTAAAGTATAATTAGCTTCTTTAGTTATAGAATTTGGAATACATTCTATCATTGTAGGGCAATTAAATGGTTTTAATAATAGTCTTTTACCATTTTTATCAAATACAGCATATGTAAATATACCTATTGTGCCAATTCGTTCACCTACAGCTTCAGCCGCTTTAATTTCAAAATACTTCTCAGGAACATAGTAAATTAACTCGCCATCTCCGCTAAATATAACTTTATCTTTAACAGTTTTAAAAAAATCCATGGCATAGCACCTCCTCTTATATTTATTTTAAAGTCCGAAATTTTAACCCATAGGGAGTGATCCCTATGGGTTATATTTATCCTATAATTTCAACATCAAAACCATCATCGCCATCATCATAATTGTCTTCAGGATCTGATGGTTTAATTTCTTCAGTTCCAACACCGCAATTATCATCACAGAATACTAATTCGCCTTTTTCTATAGCATCTAATAATGATTGAAGTCTTTCTCTCATTGATTTAACTTCTGGAGTTTCCGGCTCTTCACCTTCAGCAAGAACTTGTATAGATCTTATAGTAGATATATAAATCTTTCTTTTATCAGAATGCCCTTCAGTAGAACAATCCATTCCTATATAAGCTGTAGATACAGCTGCTGCATTAGTAGTATTAATATATCTAGTGCATTCGTCTGGAACGCTATCGCTAATCAATTCAAGATATCCTACAGATGTTACAAGGCCATGTTCAGTTATATATGTAACAGCGTAACGACCACCTGTTTTCATCTCAATAGTTTTATCCTGTTCTGTTGAAGTTCCATATAAAGTAATTTTAAGAGTCTTCACTACAGAAGTTTCTATATTAACTAAATTTGTTAATAAAGGATCTCTTATGATGCCATCTGATGAGAATGGACAATCTTTACAATCAGCACATTTATTAGCACCGTCTTTATTAGAATCTGTATATGGTGCATCTACTTTAGTACCATTATCCTCATATGCCAAACAGCATCCAGCTGCACCTGCATTAGGGCATTGAATTGGTCTATTAACCATATCAGGATATGGCGGCATAGGCCTTTTAGCAGGTGCCATATAATGATGGCGAATTTTATTGTATCTATACATTTCTGGTTGAATAAATGTATTACCAAACATGTAATGACCATTTATAATATGACTATACATATACTAAGTTACCTCCCTAGATTTCTTCAATAACCTTGGAGATATTCCTAAAGATAATTTCACCTTTCTCGTCTATTGCTGTAAACTTATATCTGTAAATACTAGAAACTATTCTATAATTATATGCAGTACCAGCAAGATCATTAGGATTAGCAGAAGTTCTGCATATTGCTAATATAAACTTTTTAATAGTATTACCACTATATTTACCATCAAAAGCAGCTTTAATTATAGGAAGAAGTTCACTAACATCGGGAATTGTAACTCCAAAAGTATTGTTATTTACTCTTGTGTTGAATTGTCTAACGTAATTACTGTACTCTTTATCTGCTAGTTTTTTAAGAGCATTTGCTGGCATCATTTTAATCCATTCAAGCTGTTTGTCAAATGTTAAAGCATTATCAAATGCATTTTTAATCGATTCCAATTTTTCAGCTTGTTCTGGATCTTCTGCTCTGATTTCTTCTATTTTGCTAAATGTTTCATCCATTGCATCTGAAATCATTTTATCATATTCTGAATTCATTTCACATATGGCAGTGTTTAATTCTGCGGAAAATTCATCTATAGTGGCTGACATTTTAGCATCATTAATAAAGCTATCTATAAGTATTTTAGCTGCTTCATTTCTCATTGCTACTTTTTGATTTTTAGGTACATTTTCACTTGCTACCATATTATCAACAAGTTTCTTAAAAGATTCAGGTAATTTAGAATATAAATTAGTTTGTTTACCGGCTTTATAATCATTGATAAGATTTAGCATTTGCATCATAGATTCATTATCTAAATCATATCCACTAAGAGCATCTTTTACATCTTCTTCATTTTCTTTAATGTCTTCAACTTCAGATATAGTAACTCCAGATATAAATTCTTCAGTTATTTCAGTATTATCCTCTGATGTATAAACAGTTTCCTCTGTTTCTTTTTTAGCAGCTGCTAAATTATCCATACTTTCTTTATCTACATCAGATAATTCAGTATAAATATGGTGAACCTGTTCATCTGTAAGAGTTGTATTTACTTCTTCATTTTTAATTTCTTCGTTCATAAAATTATTCTCCTTAAAATAATTTATTTATTTTCTTCTATTGTATCTGATGTTATAAGCTCATCAATATGTGATGCACTAATATCTCCAACAAGACGTTGTAATGCAAGTCTTATATTTATAATAATAATTGGTGCCATTTCTATATTATTTACAACGCTACAATAATAATCTTTAAAGAAATTACCATTGTCAGCAAATGCATTATCAAGAAATTGCACTATATTAAAATCTACATATGTGCTTAGGAAAATATTATTAAGCTGAATATCAAATGTGCTAATATAGTTTATAATTCTAGGAATGTTTGCACTAATTGCAATATATTTAGGATCAACATAAACTCTTTTTCCGTATGCTGAAGAACTATCTTTATTCTTTTTTAAGTCCTCTTGTGTTAAAATATTATATAGAGTATCTTTATTATTTATAATAAATGCTGTAAAGAAATTAACCATAATATTATTTCTATTACAAACTAAGAAATCATACAAATAATATGCTGCTGTGTATAAATCAATTGTATCATCTGCACTATTAAAAGATAAATTAAATTTTTTACATAAAAGATTAATAATATCTCTATATACTTCTTCTCGCACTGATCTGATATTTAAACTATCTCCAGGATATTCTTCTTCCATAAGTTTAAAATTATTTTCATAAGCACTAACAAAATTAGGTTCGATAAGTGATGAAGTATAATCTATATGATCTAACTTATCTTCAAGAGCATGCATTGTATATTCAGAGCCAAAATGAGCTAAAATTTCACTAATATTATACTCATTATTAATACGATATGGCTCAACACTTCCCATATTCATATAAAGGGTACCTCCTTAAATTTATATTTTATATACTTGTACTTTTTTATATAAAATTCAAAAAATAATAGAGGAGGAATTATCCTCCTCTAATAAAGTATTTTAATTAGAAATTAAAGTGATCCTGGTATCTATATTCTCCATCTTCTAAAGCTCCAAGATTATCATCAGATGCTACAGAAACACTTACTCTTTCCGTCATATCAAATATAGCATTTCCATCAGCATAGAATCCTAATAATACAGAATCAGGTACAGTGAATCCATTGGCATCATTAAAATAATTACTTAATGGAACACTATCTGGAATATTATAAGTCTGTCTATATGCTTTTTCACCCAAAGGTGTAGTAACAAGAGCTTCGAATTTAGCTTTTTCTTCAGCTCTACGTTGCTCTATAAAGTCTTGCATTCTAGTACCGCCTGCAGCAATTGCAGATTGTAGATCTTTTTCTATTTCTTCATGTAATTCATCTTGTTGATTGAAGTGTTCTACAATTTCTACAGTGTCATCATTATAGTAATCAATCTGCTCATCTATCTCATCATCAGTTTTAATAGATGTCTTTTTCATACCAAAACGTTCGGCCATATTAACGCCTTCATACCACATATAAAGAGCCATTAACATTGAGAATACCTGGTCATCGTGCGTGCTAGCAGAGTGTTCTATCTTACCATTACGCTTAATCTCCATACCTAATAATTCATTATAGATAATTGGAGATATGATTTTATCTTTATGATTTTCTACACGTTCAAGTAATATATCAATAAGAAGTTGTCTGATTGCTTTGGTAGATGTAAGTCCATATACTTTTGTACGAACCTTTTGCTTATATGAATGAACACCATCTTGTCGTTCTTCAACAACAATATCTTTTATTTCATAATAAAGATTTCTCTTAAGACCCATCTTCATAAGCTTAGCTATAACAGTAGCACCGAAACCACCGTTTCGTTCTACATTGACGATAGCATTAGGCATCCAATTCTTAACAATAAACTCAATACATCTTGCCAAATCAAGAGTACTAATATAATTACAGTTCATACAACCAAGTACTTTGGTTGACAATGAGTCTACTACAGTAATGGTTGAGCTATCTTGTTTATAACCGCCAGATACGTCGACACCTATCAATGCAGGGTAAGTTCTAGTATCTGCTTGGAGATAAGTTTCAAAGCGATATTTACCAAGTAAGTAAACTTCGCTAATTGGCTGTCGTAAAAGACCGCTGATTGTGTCAAGATCTTCTTCTTTAAATGGTGAGTTTTCAACACCAGTAGCCCATTCAAGCAAGATTTCTCTTCGAATATCCGGCCATGAGTTTTTAAGAAGTTTACATACATCATTAAACCATTCTTCAGTACAGCCTAATTGCTGATATGTGTATTTAATATATATAAAGTCTGATTTGGTATTTGCATTAATAATACTAATTAATTCATTATAAGTCTTATCATACCAAGATTCACTAAATTTAGTAGCCATCTCTTTAGTATGGTAAGCTTCCTGACCTTCAGGAGTTGTCATAAAGCCAGGTGTTGTTGTTATAACAATACCATGCGGAGCACCATTTTGTTTTGCTATCATAGAAGCTGTCTTAAATGCAGGAGCTGCATTCATGTAGATTACATCATTATATGGTAAGAAGCCATACTCGTCATACCACATGAGTGTAAGTGTCTTACCTCTAAGTAACGATGCCGCTTTAGCTTTATTAGTAGCTGAAGCATATGCTTTAATAGCATTATTATTAAATGGGTTTACTATTTCATTAGTATTATTCTTACCCTTATCTACTTTACCATCTGGTAACATTCTTTCTTTCATAATTAAGTATGGAGGTAAAGTATCTCTAATATCTTTAAGAGTCTGTAAGTTATCCTTAGCACCGTCCATGTTCTTATGTAAGAAAGCCATCTTAGAGTTTGTAGTGCCAAAATTATAAATATATAATAATCTAATCGCAACAGATACAGTCTTACCTTGCTGACGAGGAATTTCCTCAAACACATTAAGGTTTAAACACATACAAAAGTTTAATGCAAGATTGGCTCTAGTTAATTTATACATTCTTGGTTTACCAGATGAAGGAACTCTTACTACTTCTCTGATGAAATACCAATAATTACATAAGCATTCTCGCAATACTTTTTGTTTATAATATGAATTTAAATTAGGATCATGAGGATCTATTCCATCAAGATCTGGATCAATAAGTGTTAACATGAACTCATTATTCTTAATTCCAATAGATTTAAGATAATGATGCATATCTAAAAAACTTTTATTTTTAGTAGTTTTTTGAGCATATATAGTTCTTATTTGTTGAGGTCTTTTTCTAGGCATAGCCTGAGGGGGCGGTTGACCTGGATTTACCACAGCTCTACCTGGCATTATATTACCGTAGGCTGGACCTGCACCCATCATATTAGGTGGCTGATTATAAGCCATTTTATTTTACCTCCTTTTGTTAGATTTTATTGTAATGTTTCGCCAACCTAAGCAAAATGGAGGAAATTAAATAAAAAGAAAAATATTACAAATATAAAATAAACTTTACTTTATAATAAAATCTATTGAAAGGAGACTATCAAAAATGGAACAAAAAAATTTACAATTGAAACTCTTGGATAACCCTAAATACTCATCAGGATGGATTGAAAATGCGACACATCTAATAGTTAATTGTGCAATACCTGAAGAAGTACTTAGCAATTTTGATACTGAGCAGTTGCAACTTTTAGTATCAGTATTTACATCTGCTAAAGAAAATCAAGAAATTTGGACAACTGGTTTTCTTAATACTGATCTTAATGCAACTCAGATGCAGATTCTTCTTACAGGTTATTCCCATGGTTTAACCACAGAACAGTTGCATCCGTATTTTAATCCTGAAATTCCTTATGTGATTTCCAACTGGGCTGTTACTGCATTGGCTGAAGGTTTTGATTTAACCAAGTATGTAAATGCTGGTTATAATAAAGATCAGCTTTATGAAATCTATGCCGGATTAAAGGACGGAGTTGATATTTCTGTCTATGATAATATCAATATTCCTGCTGAAAAGATGGCAATTGCTCATCATGCTATGGTTTTAGGCCTAAAAGTTCAATTTGATGAGAATAAAATACTGACAATATAATAAAGGTAAAAGTAAAAAGTTTTATACACTGTATAAGAAGGTTCTTTGTCTTTTATAATAAATTATAAAATGATTTTATAATTAAGATGAAATTGCCAGTAGGGTTATCCTACTGGCAAACCTTTTGCAAAAATAAAATACTTTATTGGAATTAGATGGGCTGTAATTACAGCCCATCCATAATTATGCATTAGTATCTTCTGCTCGTTTTGCTGGTCTTGGAGCATAAGGGTTTTCTGGTGCAGGTGGTTTAATAGTTTTATGCAATTCATACTTAAGATCTGATGACATTTTTTGATAGCGATGTAGTAATTTTAAATCGCTATATGTAAATTCATTTTTAAATTCTCTAATAAAATTTGCTCTTAGTTTATATCTTGGAATTATAAAAGCCCAACCAACTTTACTATGAAATTCTTTAATAAATTTACTAGATAGATTAAAACCACTATAACTACCTAATATAAAAATATATTTCCAATTAAATGGCATGTCTTGAAATTTTCTAATAAAGTCTTCATGCTTACTTGGCATACACTTTTTAATTTCATCCCATTCTGTAAGTGTATAATAAAATATATCATCCCATTTTATATTATTCTTAATATTTTCAATAATATTTTTAGGTAAATTTTTATATACTTCTGTAATAATATCATGCCATTTAATTTCATCTTTAAATTCCATAAGAAAATCTTCAGATAAATCCTGGGTATTTATTATGGTCGTCCAAGATACTTTATCTTTAAATTTCCTAATAAAATCTTCAGATAATTTATGGGTTGAAAAGTAATTATCCCAATTAATTTTAGCATCATCAAGATCAGTAATCAGTTCTTCAGATAAATTTTTATTTAATGATATTTTATAGCTATAATTAGAATCATTAATATATTTTTTAATAAAATCTTGTGATAGTTTTTGATGCTGTAGTATTGATTTAATTAAGTCCAGACCTTTAGAAGTATTTTTTATAATAGCATTTAATAAATCTTCAGGTAAATAATAATTTGTCACCATATAATTCCAATTAATAATTTCATATGATGTGTCATCAATTAAGCTTTGTAATTTTTCTATATTTATTTCTTTCATTTATAAAACCTCAATCAACCCAAATCAAATTTGTCTTCAAATTCATCAAGTAATTCATAAGATAATTTATCAACTGGCATAGCATCCCAATCTATTTTATCCTGAAATTCACGTATGAAATCTTCAGATATATCCTGACACATTGTTATGCCGGTCCAATTAACTTTATCTTGAAATTCACGAATAAAATCTTCTGATAGTTCTTGTAAATAAGATATATTGATCCAATCCACACAGTCGAATTCATCTTTAAATTCACGTAAGAAATCCTCTGATAACTCGGCGCAGATACAAAATAATTCTATTTCTAGTTTATCTTTAAATTCTCTAGCAAAATCTTCTGTCACTTTTAAATATTCTGCCTGTGAATATATTACATCTTCATCACCTTGTTGTAAATTATCTTTAATAAATTTTTCGGATTTTTCAAAATCCCATCTGTCAGTATCATTTGCTATTAGCATTTTATCATTTCTCCTTTAATATATTTTCCCATGTGTTATAGCGGTTTGAATTTAATATGTATTTAATAGATTCTAAATCTTCATCACGTTCGGCAATTAATCCATATGCGGAATTATAACATGAACATCCATTATTACGATAAACTAAAGATTCCTCATCCCAAGATTTTTGACGTTTAAGTTTTTCGTATTTTGTTTTGTATCTTTTATAAACACCACTACAGGATTCATATGCATCTTGATATTTTTGAATGTTTTCCCAATACACAAAACTTTTAAATTTAATAATAAAATCTTTAGATAATACCTGATATTGAGATATTTTTTTCCAATCGACTTTATATTTAAATTTAGTTATAAATTCTTCAGATAACTTCTGATGCTCCGATATACAACACCAATCTATTTTATTTTGAAATTCTTTAATGAAATCTTCAGATAATTTTTGGTATTCCGATATTAAATGCCAATTAACCTTATCTTGAAATTCTCTAATAAAATCTTCAGTAAGAGTATAGCATCCAGATATATCATCCCAATCGACATAATTTCTAAATTCTCTGATAAAACTATCATACAATTCAAATTCAGAAGTCATATATTCCCAGTCGACATAATCTTTAAATTCTCTAATAAAATCTAAAGATACATCTACATTGCATAATACGCTGGTCCAATCAAGATAATCTTTAAATTCTCTAAGTAAATCTATTGATAGATCACAATTTTCGCATACCAAATCCCAATTAATTTTATCTTTAAATTCTCTAATAAGATCTATAGACATATTTTTATATATATAATGCAAATTCCAATTAATTTTATCTTGGTATTGTATTATATCATTTTTAGATATATCTCCAATCATATTAATATAATCAAAATAATATTCTTCTTTATATTTTTTAACTAATACTTTTGATACATTTTGATACTTTAGTATATAATCCCAATTGACTTTGTCATGAAATTTTTCAATAAAATTATCTGATAATTTTTGATATCTTGATACAAAATACCAGTTATCAATTTTATCTTCAAATTCTTCTATAAATTTCTCTGATAAATCTTGGAATTGAAATATTGTATCCCAGCAAACTTTATCTTGAAATTCTCTAATAAAATCTTCAGATAATTTTTGATATCTTGATACAAAATACCAGTTATCAATGTGGTCTTTCATTTCTCGTATGAAATCTTCAGATAACTTTTGATATGTTAAAATGCACTGCCAGTCTATACTATTTTTAAATGTTCTAATTACATATTCGGATAATGTAAACTTCATAGTTAATCTATTAAAAGTATCAATATTTAATCCATATAAGTAATTAATATGCTCTTCATCTATTAAAAAATCATCGAATATATTTAATATTCTATTCCAATACACTGTGTTAGCTATATCTCTGGCGTATTTTTCAGCCTCTTTTTTAGCATTGCGTTTATTCTCGGCGTTTTTAAAGTTCATAATATTTATTCTCCTATAAATTTTATTAATAGCAATATCGACCTCATTTACTATCACTATTATAATATATAATTAAAAAAAATAAAAATACCATAGGGATTTCTCCCTATGGTATTAATTTAATTATTTATTTTTATTTGGATTTAATATATTATCGCAATTAGTATTAGTTAATGCTAATCCGGCAATAACTATACCATTAGCAATACCATTTCTTAAAAATACTTCATCTCGTTCAGACATAGCGTTTCCATTTAACTGAAATCCGTTTCTATATTTTTCTATAATCTCTTCTACCCTTGCTTCAATAATTTCTTCAATACTCATTTTAATATTCTCCTTTTAATAATTTTCTTTTATAGGATATTTCAATTCATCAATTTCATATCCTTTATTTCTAAATACATTTATAATTGGAATTCTTTCGCTACATATATTATCACATGATTCATGCACAATGAACACGACAATAGGCTCTTCATAAAAGTTTAATACATTTTTAACTTTATTACACATTTCTTCTAAGTTATTCATAAATATATTAAAATCTATACTATTTAATTGATTCGTATATGCTTTAAGAAAATCACAATTATTAGGATCAACTATTCCGGTTTTACAAAAACACATTCCAGGACCACGACATAAATCTTTGCATGTTTCTCCTGGCATTAGCATGGCGGATCTTACGCCATTAATAACTCCATTTTTATCTTTAAAAATATATTTTTGATCTTTATTTGCATGATACCATTTAGGATCCCATACTGCAGTGGATATAGGTATCATATAAGGTTTAAAAAATCTAATTTGATAAAAATAACTTACTGCTAATTTCATTATAATTTCTCCTTAATAAATTTATAGAGAGGGATTTCTCCCTCTCTATTTTATAATTGAATTATATTAGATACGTTAACCGAATCATTATTCAATCTCTTAAGCCCAATACTATCAAGAGGGAAGTTCTTAAGCTGATCGTTAATAATTGTAGTAAAGTCAACGAAACTCAACACCCAATCTGGAACAGCGACATCAGGTGGTAATCCTATAACTGTAACTTTAGCTCCAAGTATTGGATGATTTAGAAGTCTAACTAATTTAGCATGTTCTTCTGGATAAGTATCTTTGATTTTATCTACATTCTTTTTATTAACGTCAATCTTAATTTTAGTAATCTTATTACGTTCTTCAAGATTAATAGCAGGCATATCTTCATTGCGCATCTCATTATAAATAGT